GGAAACAGGCAAAGTGGGCGAACCCACGTTTGCTCAGTGTGCCGGGACCGCCCAATTCGTAAACCACATGGTAGCTCATGACTCCATCATACCGGAGCACGACCTATATGTCAACCCCCATTTTGGCTGTTGGTGTCGAACTTGATGCCGATGAGAACTTCGATGCTTTCAATCTTGTGCTTGATGGTTTGAAGCTGTGTCGCCAAGGACTCAGCATCCATCTTCGTCCACATTCGACGTAACAGCCGAAACTGTTTGTCAATGTCGGTGAATAGTTGATCTGCGACTACTCGATTTTCTTCAACGATGTTCAGAAACTTGTTGTGGTCAAGCGGCATTAGCATCAATCCTCAAATGCTTCCTCAGAATGTAGCGGGCCAGATCCCGGATCGCTTGCTTGTCAGGTTCGTCCGGGAGAGAACTAGCCGCCGCTGCCTCTTTAGATGCTTCCAAGAGCCGCAAGATTTCGGCGCGGCCTTGTTCATATGTCCACGCGCCTTCGCGAATGGCCTTCAGTTCCTCAGCATCAATGCCGCGCCGGTCAACCAACAGCGCCGCCCCGTTGCATGAGAAGAACTCCCCGATCATACGCGCAAGGCGGACGGCATGATACATGTACTTCGTATCGAACCCGAACTTGTCGCGGATGGCTTTGCGCTTGGCACCCATCCGGCCCGTCGCCGGGTTGTCAACTCCCATCTTCTCAAGCTGACGGAAAGCATATCCAGCGAAGCTGTCAATGGCCCTCTTCGAGTTGAAAAGATGACGGTTGTCAATGAGTACCTGACCCAACGGGTCAACATACTCATAGTTGCTCACCCACAAAAGCGGGATCACATTCGGATTGAAATTCTGGCAAAGCCGCATGAATTTGGTGAGTTCATACGACGTTTCTTCGGACAGCAAATTGCCATCCTCATCCTTCTCTTTTTTCTCCATCGTGCCTTGCGATCCGAACCAGTCGAGTGACAGGTACACTTGATCGGACGCGGCGACGACTTCCATGAAATCTGTGTCAGATTCCGGCGTCGATGTGCCATAGGCATGGCTTCCGACTTGCGCTCTGAGTAGGGTCTTTTCTGGAATTAGCGGTGGAACTTGCATGGGAATATCGGAACAGGTCCGTATAAACAATCATCACATGGCAAAGAAAACGCAACTTTCCTTTTTCAAGGTCAATCCCAACGCCGAACCGCCCGCCTACGGCACGCAGGATTCCGCATGCTTCGATTTCAAGGCTTGCCTCATCGGGGAACGAGTTCGAGGATTCGACCGCAACAACAAAGAGTTCGTCACGCCGCTGAGCGACAAGATCGTCATCAATCCCGGTGAACGTGTTCTTGTTCCCACCGGCCTGATTCTTGACATCCCCGAAGGATATTCCGTCCGGCTCCATGCCCGCTCCGGTTTGAGCCTGAAGCAAGGTCTGGTGTTAGCGAATGCTGAAGGTGTCATCGACAGCGACTATGTTGATCCCACCTACATCATGATGTCCAATATCTCCACTGTCATGGCAACCATCAAACACGGCGACCGCATCGCCCAAGGTGAACTGGTCCCTGTGTACCCGGCTGACTTCAAAGAACTCAAGCAAGCACCCGGCAAGAAAACGGATCGTCAAGGCGGTCTTGGATCAACAGGAGTGAAGTAGATGAAGACCTTGAAGCGCGGCGCGACAAGACAAGAAGTCTTTGCAGCCATCGATTCCGAACGCGAATATCAAACGAAGCTGAAACGGAACAAAGTCAAACGGCAAACACAGATGGAACACCTTGCCATCATTCGCCGGATTTGTCGCGATTTGGAAGATGCATGGTATGACACTGCCGGTCAACCGCCATTAGACTACATGCGGAAAATCGCAGGAGTGGCTGTGCGCTGTATGGAAGAACATGGCGCTCCACACCGGCAACTTGACATATAAGTCATTTCGTGCTATAATGAGAAATGCGCCATCTCATACAGCCCAATTCTAGGACGTGCGGGCAAACATGCGTTGCGATGGCGGCTGGTATTGACATAGAAGCCGCCATCAAGCTGTTTGGACACAAGCACGGCACCAGCACACGAAGCATGGTTCGTGTGTTGCGTCACCTTGGCTTCAAACCGGCACCATGTCTTCAGCGAATCACTCCCGACCGGCCCGCGCCGAAACGATGCATCTGCAAAATGCGTTTCCGTCGCCGGGATGGTCGCGGGTGGCGATCCGGCTGGCATTGGGTCCTGATATGGGACGGCAAGCTATACGACCCGCTTTGGTCCTGACTTCCAGCACAAAGTACAGTTCCAACTATCCTCATTCTTGGATTTGACCTGTCGTACAATAGAACCATGAAACGCAATTGGGTCCGGGGCGTACAAATCATCTTCCGGGAAAAGACCCTAGCTCAACAGCTTCTTCTTTTCCTCTTCGGGTACTTCATGTATTGTGTTGCCGAACACATCAGCCAACCTTTCGCAATCATCATGACCATCGGCCTTTTCGGGTTCATCTTCCCGTGGTTCTTCGGGATTGTAGACGATCTGGAAAGGTCATAACCCAATGAACTGGAACACCACAAACCTGTGGAAAGCCACCTTCGCGACCATCGGCATTGGTATCTTCCTGAACGCAATGCATTGGCCGAAAATCGGTGAGTTCATCGGCATCGTCGGTGGGATCGCGTTCATCATCATGTGTTGCGCCCGGTTCGAAGACGTGCAAAAATTTTTGGACAAAAACGGCAGATAGCGTCTATATACCTTTTGGATGCCGCATGGCGGGTCCATAGGAGATAGATCATGTTCAATAGCTTAGTGACGTTCCCTGCCTCTTCTTCTCAGTGGGGCACCTTCCAGAAAGAAATCTTCGACGCCTTCCGGGACTTCGGTTTCGAGATCATCGGCGGCGATCAGAAGTTCCCGATCTACAACTGTCGGTACAACGAAGCCAAGGAACTCATCCTTGACTTGGCCGTCGCCGGGTACAGCAAAGAACGCTTGTCCGTCGAACTGGTAGATCGCGACACGTTGGTGGTCAAGGGAGAAGGTGACGCCAAAATCTCTTCCGACTTCTTCACCATTCGCAACATCAGCAACAAGAGCTTCACCAAGAGCTTCCGTCTCTCCCGCGAAGTGGACATCAAGTCCGTCACGCTGGAAAACGGCATTCTCAGTGTGACGATGAGTGTGCTTGGTGAAAAATATAATCGGAAGGTGTTCAAGCCCGAATAACCCCGCGCGGGCGTGCTCACGCGGGTGCGCCCGCGCAACCCATAAATACGTTCGATGCTCAGCTTTCAATCTTTTCTAGCCGAAGTGTCGAACGCGGAAGCGACCGTCATCAATCTTCTTCGTCTGGCAGATCGCCCCGGAACCCCACACGAAGGGGAAATCGCCTTGGCGCAAGCCAAGAAGCTGGCCGCTTGCGCGCCAAGATGAACGACCAACCGGCACGCCCGTCGTCTTCCAGTGGCGGCTACGATCCGCGCAAGAGTGAAGGCGAAGAAGCTGTCTTCGCTATGTGGGAAGCATCCATCCGCGATGCCGACGACCATCACCACGGCTTCCAGTTCGTCAAAGAAGCCCGTCAAGGTTCGGACAAATACCGGATCTACAAGAGTTCCAAGTACCCCGAATTCGAACTTCGCATCTTCCTCTATCACTTCGAACTGTGGAAGAAAGACGTGGAGATCGCCGCCGGAACCGGCAGTGGCCGTTTCGGTCCTTTCCGATTGGTCCTCATCATGATGGACTACATCAAACGGATCACGGCATGGGTCGAACAAGTCCGGGACATCGCAGAGAAGGCCGGGTACGTCGTCTTCAAGGAACCCGCCGGGCACAACGGACTTCCTTCCGGCCTTTGGGTTTCTCTTCAGCTTCGTTGAAGTCTTGAAACGATTTCATCACTCATCCTTCGGTTCGTTGAATTTGGCCTTGAACTGGTTCAACGCTTTGAGAAGTTCTTCGGCGGTGTGGCCGTCCTTCAGCGTCAATGTGCTGGCACTTCCCATGCCCATGTTCCAATGCTTCTGAAGCGACCAGCGGCCCGTTTTCGGGTCCACCACGGCGAAGTACTTGCCTCCCTTACTGCTGAAGTATTCCTTCGTCGGGTCGGGACGATCCACCACTTTATCATTCGGACGGAATTCAAACTGGCTCAGCATATTGACGATCTTGTCGAAGCCCATCTCAGCCTTTTTCATCAAGACCGACAAAGACCGCTCAAGCGATTCCGAATCCTTACCGTGGGATTTGTCACCCAACAACGCCTTGATGTCGTGAGCGGGCCGCATACCGCCGCCAGCGCTATCTTTACGGACAAACTCAGCCGTAATCATCCACCAGACTTCATCATCCTTTTTCATTGCGCCGCGCATCTTGTTCGGGCCGAATGTAACGCGGAGCATTTCCACGGTGTTCGACCAGATGTGCTGATTGCCTTGCTTGTCGAAAGGACGGAATCCGAAACTGGTCAGAACCTTGACCATCTTGTTGATTTCGTCGTGAACCGAGAACGCGGCTTCACCACTCTTACGCTTGGTGGTCACCCACTTCTCAAAGGCTTGGGGTCCCTTGTTCTTCTGGTCGAAGCGCTTGGTGTCCAGTTTCCACTTGTTCGAAACGCTGCCACCCTGACGGGTTTCGTGCCACCATGCGCCATCCGGCCCGACGATCAGCCGGTAGGGGTCACTGACCATTTCCCGGTACGACTCACCGGTGCTGGCGGGCTTGAGGACGTATCCGTGCTTCTCAGCTACCCGGACAACCGCTTCAGCTTCAGGTGTCAGCTTTTGAGCGTTGTTGTATGCTTTCTGTTCCTTCTCCCGTTGTTCGGCGTCCCGCTTGACCTTCAAGCCCTTCCAATCCACGGAACGAAGCGCACCGATCAGGTCTTGAGCGTTTGTGCTCTTCGCCAGCACGTCATCCTTCGAATAGCCGCCGGGACGACCGGTCGGGTCCGCATGAACCAGATACCACATGATCGGGCGTTCCTTCTCACCTTGGATCGGGAGCACCACCAAAACAAACGTACCGTCATGTGAGACACCCCACACAACGACTTCCGACCCGAACTGAGCATAGGTGGTGCCGGAACGCATCCGGTCACCCTTCCCGTTATGCCGCGCGCCGGGCACGTGGCTCATGATGGTATTGATTTCGACGAACAGCCGGTCAGCGGGATGAGTGGATGATGAATTCGACGGTGCCCGGCGAACACTCTGTTGTTTCATCATCGAACGGGCAACTTCAAGATCGATGTTGCTCTTCTTCGCAAGGGCGGTGGCTTGTGCCAAAGCAACTTCGCCTTCGTGGCACCCGAAACTTGCGCCGAACGAAATTTCCGTATCCCCGGTCAAACTTTCCAAGGTAGACAGTCGCGTAGGGATCGGTCGGTAGTGCAAAGGCCGGGATCGCCGCGACGATTGGCAGAGCGAACATTTGCCGTCGTGTCATATTTCTACTTAGGTAAACGTTTCCACCCGGCTTAACGTACCGGGTGATGAGGACTGCCACCGCGCGTTAGGCAATCCAACGTCGGACTGTTAATGGAATGTCCGCGCACCGATTGATCGATCACTCAATCAACCATCTGAAATCAGTCTATCATGCAAAGGGAAGACTGAAAAACAAAAAGGCCGGACCCGAAGGCCCGGCCAGTTTGGTTCCCCGCCTGATTAGGCGGTAGTGGCTTCCGTTTCGTCTTCCGATCCCGCCCGGCGGCTGGTGCCACCGCGCATGAAATCGGCCAACAGAACCGGCACGTTGGCGTCGAAACCAACGAAGTCCATCATACCCATATCCTTCGGATCGGCGATGGAGAACGGCGTCGCAGCCGTGGCGATGACCGCCAGCTTCGCGTTCGGCTTGTTCCGTTCCTTGCGGTACTTCACAAGCGCTTGCGACGGCTGGATGTTTCCGGCCCAAGTTTCGCTGTCCGTGATTACCGTGAAACAATCGACGTTCAACTTGTTCTGGATGCCATAGATCATCGGCAAGGAGCAATTCGTACCGCCGCCAAGATTACGATTCGCCTTCTTCGTTGCCGTTTCCAGCGTATCCTTGGCAGTGATCTTGAGATCGACGAATTGCGTGTCGAACCCACGGATGTCGTAGTTCTTCTCCGTGCGGATGAAGACCATCGCTTGTGCGGCGGCAATCATCGCATGGGTCAGAGCCGTTCCGTTCCAACTCATCGTCATCGAACCGGACAGATCGATACCGACCAAGAGGTTCTGACCGGTCGGCTCCACGTTGGCGAAGGTTCCGTAGAACGCATCCATCAACGCATCGACAACCGCCGGAACCACCGGCCACGAACCGTTACCGCGCTGACCGTGCCCGGCACCGTAGGCACCGTAGGCCAACAACACCTGAAGCGGGTGTACCCGCGACCGGCGCAAGTATTCGGCATCGCGCAAACGGCTGGTGACCAGCTTCGACGCATCCGACAGCGGGACCAACAGGCCAGACTTCGACATGTTGCCCAAGTTGCGGATCATGGCCGTCAGCGGCATCTTTTGCAAGAGCGCTTCCTGAACCGTCGCGTCGTTGAGGAACTGAGTCGGAATCATCTCCCGCGTCAAACCGTAGTCCGACACGATCTTGATGACTTCCTTGGCCGAAGTCGCCTTCTTAGCCAACTCAACGCCGTCGATCACACGGGACACATCCGGCTTGTACTCACCCTTGGCCGCGTAACGATAGATCGCGGAGCGAACTTCGTCTTCCGGCTTCGGGTGAGCCAAACGGAGAATGTCGCGCTGTGCCCATCCCTCACGCTGCTGGTACTTCGCCAACTGGTAGGCCAGATCGCGCGGCGACTTGACCGCGTACCAGTCCTTCACGGCGCGGGCCAGAACAGCGCCCCAACCGCGAAGCGAAGTCGCGTAGGAAATGAACGAGAACAGATGCGTGCCCGTGCGCGCGACCACCGGCAACTTCGACGCCGCGTACTGGCGCGTCTCAATGACCGGGGAGTCGGTCGGGGACATGGCAAGTGCCAGCGCAAACAACGCCGGATCATTCTTCGGTGCCCGGCCCGCGTCGCTGATGCCAGCGATCACATCGACCGTGCGCTTGCCGTCTTCCTTCAAGCACGCAATCACGTTCTTGGCGTGCTCACGGGTCAGCTTTTCCGCCGATCCACCACTGGCGTAGTAGGCCGGGTTCTCAGACCCAAGGATCAGGAAGCGCTCCAAGAGCGTCCACTTGTCAACGGTGAAGACATATCCACCGTGGGCGTTTTGCGCCATTTCATTCTCACGACCCGGAATCGGCTGATTCTGCGGGGTCGTCTTCCGGCTTGCGCCGTGCAAGCTATAGATGTTCTTTGCCATGTTATTGACCTCTTTTCCGCACGAACTACATCGTGTTTACTACTCCTGTTCTTCTTCCAAACTACGCATCACATCTTCGAAAGGAACCAATTCGGCCCGCCCTTCTTCGACTTCTTTGATGCGCTCTTTCATTTCTGCCAGAAATTCTTCGTTCTGTTCGGGACCGCCGTGAAAGCTGATGTCCCAATAGATCGCGTCAAGAAACTCCAACAGACTGAAAACTCTTTTTCCCGTCAGCACTTCTTCGGTCCAGTTCCGGCGGATCGTAAACTTCTCATCGATCACCACCGGGATATGCGCCAACTGGTACATGGGTGAATACGAAACGGCCCATCTTTCCCCATTGGCATCCACTCCGATGAAGTCCGTACACAGGTTGAAATCTTTCTCTTCCTTGTGATCGAACACTTCACCGTAGGAACTCACGACCAGCTTCACTAACGGTTCATCCAGATCCTTACGCGGCTCACGGGCCTGTGCATGGAATTCATCGATTGCCCCACACCATGCATAATGTGCAACAACTTCCTTCAGAGTCGGATGTTGATCCACAATCGCAAAAATCTGGCCCAACGTCACGCCGTCGTCGATTTGCACGCGACACCGAAGGTCGGTCAATCGAAACGGCTTTTCAACATAATCCTTCTTCTCCTTCCCGTCCCACTCATACGCCGCCAAGCGGTCGTGGTGGAACACAACGTAATCGCTCATGTTGGTTCGTATATCTCCAACCCCGGCATGAAGCCAAGGGAATCCACAATCATGGGTCTAACGACAGACCATTGAAGTCCGCCTAAGCCACAACCGATTGCCGGAATTGCAAGACTGGAAATCTCATGATCCTTGCACCAATCAGCAAGGGCCACCAGACCAGTTTCAATCCACTCTATCTGAGAGGGGTTTCGCCAGTGATCCTTGGTCGCAAAGCATGCGACCCATTTTGGCGGTGGGGTGGTGTCATGCTGAGGCAACACAAGGATGTTGCCCGGAAAAAGCGTTTTTGGTTCAGCACAAGCATGACGATATGAATTTAGCACACCCGGAAACCGATTTGCAAACTTTTTTGCTAATCCGGCTCCCATTACACCAAAACAGTTCACCGGATTCACCCAAACTTGAGCTTGGGACCGGAACATGTCTCCCGGCATCACTCTAACGCCTTCAACTGTTTCAACAACTCTTGCCGCTTCCGTTCCTTGTCGTCCGCCGGGCGCACCGGCACCGTGAGCACGCGGAAGTCCGTGACCCACACACCGGCGTCGCCACTACACAAGCCACTGAAGTTCGACTTGGTGTAGGTGACTTCAATTTCCTGCTGGCCTTCCATCACTTCCAGCAACCGCTTATACAACGCTTCATCTTTCACGCTGAAGTGAAATGCCGTTCCGTTGACACCACTGCCGCCATTGAAGCCGCCCCGGACCAGTTCACCTTCGTAGGTGTCACAGATCATTCCGTACTGGCCCATCTTGACGACTTGACCGATCTTCTTTCCATCACCGCTCTTGATGCCGTATCCACAGCCGACCAAGAACAATCCCATCACCGCAACAATGAAGTATCGCATACCTCATTGTCCATCCACTACCATACACGCAAAAACAGAAACGCCCCGGCGGAACTCACCGGGGCGTTCGTTTGCCGGGAACCAGTCCCGACCGCTTCACTTCGTTGTCGTCGTTGTGATGAAACCCGAAGTGGCTGGAGTATTTGTGCCAGTCGTCGTACCAATGATTTGGTTCGGCTCACACAAAGTCCAACGCTCCCATTTGTTCCAAGGGAAATATGGCTTCCACGGAATCGGCTGAACCGGCACCGGCACAGCGACCGGCGGCACCGGCACAGCGACCGGCGGCACCGGCACAAACTGTACTTTGTTTTTCCCCTTGACTTCCACGATCTTGATCTTCTCAACAACCTTCTGTTTGACTTGCACCTTGACGGTGTTCGTCTCTTGGTCGAAGAAAACCTGTGCGTCGCTTGCGCCTTCGATCTGAATCTTCAATCCGTTGATGGTGACTTCCATTTACTTCCTCCGACCATTGACACCGCCGCCGGTAGTCGTCGTGAACGACACGTTATTCAATGCAGCTTCGTCCACGTCCGCCGTCAGATTCACCGAACGCTCGAACCCGGACAGGCCCTTTGACACATTCGACGTATAGGTCCCACGGATCGCACTGGTCGCATACATCGCGCCCGCCGTGTTCGCCGATGCATAGTTCACCGAATTCGCGATGTTGATGCTGGATGCAGCCGCCGCCGCGTCCATATCCGCGCCGAAATAGGTGAAGCCCCATCCTTGCTTCTGCCGGATGTCAATCAATGCCTTGATCGCTTCATGGCTGAAATTCTTCGAAGAGTTCTCCGCGCCGTCCGTGAAAATGTACACAAGGACATTCTGTTCGCCCTCTTCCGCCGTGTCAATCCGCATGCCGACCGCATCGTACAGCGCGGTCATGCCATTCGGCTTATAGTCGGCTGTCCCGATTTCCTTGACTTCACTTAGCGGCTTGTTGGCGAACACCACCGTTGCTTCGGAAGAAAACTTGGTGAGACTGACCGTGTACTCAACGTCCTTGGTCTTCTCTTCCTTCCGCATTTCCTGAATCTGTTCGTTGAATCCATTGATGACAGTCTTCTGTTGACCTTCCATCGAACCGGACTCATCCAAGATAAACTCAACTCTGATCTTGTTCTTCATTCTCCTTCCTTGGGTGCCCATGCCACCCTATGTTATGTAGACTGTCCACCGGCGGTCTTCGTGCGCAAAGTGGGATTATTTTCCAACTTTTCACGCAGCCGCCGGGCGGCGTCCAACTTGAGGAAGGCAATTTCATAGTTGCCGTTCTTCTTGGCGGACTCCGCTTCGAGTTCACACCGGTCAATTTCAGCTTGAATCAAATCACGATCCATGACCATCTCCCAAACCCCTGAAATGAACTTTAACTACTGGTGGTGCTGACTTCGGAAAACGAGTTCGGCGGTGTGTGATCGAAGTCGTAGTCCGTAACCTCATCATGCGCAAACATCGCCATCCGGTAGTGGTGACGATCCTTGTGCATGATGATGCGAATGATGATATTGTCGTCGCTGAAATTCGGCAAACAGTCTACAAGGAACCCGTCCACAATTTCCTTTTGCTTCGCCAGATTCAATACCGACGTGAGCGGTGTCTTGAGATCAGAGCATGAAAAGGAATTGGTGAACCAACCAAGTTGAGCCGCCCGTTGAACCACTCCGAAGAGAGTGTCCCGCAATCCGTTTAAGTCATTGAACTCTGACGGAATTGACCACAACTCTTCGGGATCAGCACCCACAACAACATCATTTGATAATCGAAAAGCCATTGACTCCCTTCATCGTAGCGTGGCCTATCCCACGCGAAAACTGATAACCTTTCCCTCTTGTACCGTGAAGGTCACACGGTTTTGTTTCACATCATTGGTTAGCGGGACCGGCATACCGGGTTGCACCACGCGCACTTCCATTCCTAGTTGTGTCGCTTTTGCGGTGGCTTCCGTGATCGGCTGGCCCATGAAATTCTGTTTGACGGCAATCGCCAAGGCTTCATTCAGCATTTTCTTCCTCTTCGTTTTCTTCTTCTGGTTCCCGGCTGAGCCAAAGAACTACCACCACACTGATGAATACGAATGATCCTGACCATGCTGCAATCACCACAACAGGATTCAATGCGAACGTGTGGAACGACCAGCGGACAGCAACAAAGAGTCCGGTGAGTAGCAGGATCAGTAGATTGATGCCACCAAAGACGGCAACGTATTCAGCAATGCGTGAACGGATTTTTTCGGCTTGCACGTGATGAATTTAGACACGCCAGAAGACGGCATCCCAATCATATTCAGTCTGTTGTGCAATGCTCGGTTCGGTGGATATGGAATCTACCTAGCGCGGGCTACTCCGCTAAGTCGATTCCCTATCGCGTCTGTCGTGCTTCGGACAGGCGGTCGCCCTTGATCTTGGTGGTCGCTACCAGTGGTTCTCTATCGGTGGCTCCGGGGTCATACCGCATTTTTCCAAGCATCCCCATTGAAGGGGTCAGGTATGGGTCCGGTGACTGACGACACTCCACACGCCGCTCTACATGGTCTGTCACGGGTATTCCCGTCGTTTGCCAAAAGCCATGCAGCCGGGTCAATTCCCGACGAACTGCGGTCCTACGTGCCGGGCACCTTTCGGTGCCGATATCCTGATTAGGCTTGGGGTGACTGAGAACGTCTTGATCGCCTGATACCTATATAGCATAGAGGTTCGATGTTCAGAACCTAAAACGGCGAAGTCCATGAAAACATTCCAAAGATTCCTTCGAGAGTCCTACGAACTCTTGCCCGGCACCCTCTTGCTGATCGTTCAAGGTGGCGGGTTCAACCGTCGTATCCAGTATGGCGTAACGACGGGGCGGGTGGTTTCGTCAAGCCCGGCGACATCATCCAAAACCATTTGCAATTGGATGGTCTGCCCGGCGGCTCAGTGATTGAATCCACGTTGTCGGGTGCGGACGGCCAGTACAAAAAGACGGATTCGTTCAAATGGACCAAGGTCGGATCACCGACCGGCACGAAATTTGACTCGTTTCACTTTGACACATCGCTTAAATACAAGTGGGTCAAATAATCTATGCCAATGGACAGCACCGCCGAACAACTGATCGGCATCATCAAGCGTCAGCCGTCGAATCCGAATTTCCTGAACGCGCACCGGTTCCGCATGGTGCTTCATCGCACGCCGTCGATGATCTATTTCATGCAAGAAGTCAATCTGCCGGGGATCAGCACTGGCGCGCCGATTCAGCCTACACCGTTCGTTGATATCCCTCATCATGGCGATAAGTTGGTGTTCGAAGATTTGACGGTCAGTTTCGCGGTGGATGAGGACATGAAGAACTACCGGGAAATCCAACAGTGGTTGTACGGATTGACTTTCCCGCAAAGTTTCGAACAGCACGCCAATTTGGTGCAAGGCATGCATAACCGGTATTCCGACATTTTGCTGGTGATTCTCAACAGCAACTATAATCCGCAACACTATGTCATGTTTCGGCAAGCGTGGCCGTCTTCGCTTGGATCAATCCAGTTCAACAGCAAGGATCAGGATGTGGTGGTCCAGCCGGTGTCGGTGACGTTCAAGTATGCGTTTTATGAATTTTTGGATATCGGTGACGTGTCATCATAGCTCCTAAGTGATTCACTCACGAAAGGACAACTCATGCTCGAAACAATGCTGGCTCTAACGGGCCTTGCGTTCTGGACGGTTGCGATTGGCACCGTCATCTTCTGTCTCATCATCATGGCCTTGGTGGAATTCAATCGGCCATTTTGGGCGACATTTCTGGTGATTTTGACGACTACCGTATTCGTCTATGCGACGAAATATCCGTTGTGGGATGAAGTGCGGAACAACCCGCTCCTACTGTTCTACTGGACAGCCGGGTTCTTGTTAGCCGGGGCCGGGTGGTCACTGTTCAAGTGGTGGCGTCATGTGGATCGCGTTGTGAAAAGTTGGGCGAAGCGCGGCTACACAGATGACCTCCGCAAGCTCGAAAAGATCAAGGCCGCTTCTTCGGATTCGTCTGTTGATCTGCCATATGAGATTGATCCGGGACATAACAAGGATCGGTTCTTCGGCTGGATTGTCTACTGGCCCTTTTCTCTGGTCTGGACTCTGTTAGATGATCCGCTTCGGGCGGCGTTCGAGTTCATGTACGACCAGTTTGGTCAGTTCTACACGAAGATCGCGCAGCGGGTGGCCCGCCGGATCGCTTCGACCGTGAAGATCCCATCCTAAACAGCATCATGGTACTGGAAGACTACGCGGCTCTGGCAGACAAAGAGCTTCGGATCGATGTGACGCGGCTGGTCGAAGAGGCCGCGTCCATCGCTTATCTCCACGGTCGGTGGATGAAGTTCTACGAAGAAGAGAGGAGGCAGTTCCGCCGCATGAAGCGCGAAGTCGCCAAGATGTACACGAAGCGCTTCAACTTCTATCGCGGCACCGGCGACCCGGATGACTTCCCGAATGAACGTCCGCCCGATCTGATCCTTGACACTTCGATGAAAACCGGTACGAAGAAACGTAGTCACACGCCGGTCAATGTCGTCGAAATGTACATGGAATCCGACGATTTGTATCAGGACATGAAAGACAAACTGGACGATCAGGAAATCCTTCTGGACTATCTCGAACAATGTCTGAAGGGCATCGCTTTCCGCCGGAACCAGATCGACACCATCAACGAAACCCGCAAGTTCGAGTTTGGAAGGTGACATGGACAAGATCGTGTTGAAAATGCATGATGGCACCGAATATACAGCCGAACAAGCCATCGCATTTCTGGACCCGGAAAAGGTCTATCGGATGGGTATTTTCGGCAATCAGCAAGTCGTGATCGAAATGAAAGACGGCACACGTTACTTCCCGATCAGCGGCCTGATGCATGAAATTTTGCTCGAAGAGATCATGGCCGAAATCGAAACGGAAGCGCTCAATTCCGCGCCGCCAATTACTCCGGTGATCCAATGAGTGCGTTCTACTTCCATTACAACAAACCGGCGTCGCAGAAAGCTGGCAAGGTTCAAGTGAGCCTTCACTACAAAGACACTTGCCATGTGATCGATAACATTGATGCCCGCGCACGGGCACACGACAGAGGAACGCCCACATGTCCCGGCGGGTCATCTTATCGAAATTGAACCGGTAGACCGGATCTTGGTAGCTTATGAAGAAACTCTTGATCGTTCCTTTTCTGTTGTTGGCTGGATGTTCGCAAACTGAGCCGGAAAAAACACTGGCTACGTCCAATCCACAGTTCGAAGTGGATGTCATCGGTAAGGTGGATGGATGCACAATCTACCGGTTCCGCGATTCGGGTAGACCGCATTACTTTGTGAAGTGCGCTGACGGGGCGGCACAGACGATGACGAATCAGAATTGTGGGAAGAACTGTCAGTATCAGGATCACATTCCGACCGTAACCACGCGCTAGATCCGCGCATCTAGTGCTCAAAATGGCCGCGTATAAACACATGCGTGGTCGTAATCCGCAAAGTCAACGAATCCTATCTTCAGGTTGACGCCGATCCCGGAATCGTTCGAGAGATCAGCGAAGTTCTAACCTTCGAAGTCCCGAACGCACATCACATGCGCCGCATGATGGAGAAGCGCGGACGCAAGATGTACAACAATTGGGATGGTCGCATCAAGCTGTTGGACTATCGCAATGGCGCGGCCTACCTTGGTCTTCACAGATTCATCCGGCAATACTGCGAAGAGAACAATTACGAAGTTCAGTACGAAGACAACTTCGATTCTGAAAATCCGTTTTCCTTGTGGGAAGCGCGAAAGTTCTTCGAGTCTCTGAAGCTGTCTGTACAGGGAAAGCCGCTGGATGTGCGCGACTATCAAGAGCGCGCGTTTGTGCATGGCGTTCAGCGCCGCCGGGCTATCCTCGTTTCCCCAACAGCGTCCGGCAAGTCCCTCATCATCTATTTGCTCTTGCGGTATCTCCAAACGTACAAGATGGGAGATCCCGCGCGCGGGGACGCGGGGAAGATTCTTGTCATTGTTCCGACTACATCGCTGGTCGAACAGATGTACTCCGACTTCGCCGATTACAGCGCGGCTGACCCGGATTGGAACGTCGAAGAGAATGTCCACCGGGTTCACTCCGGGGCCGAACGAAACACGGATCTTCCGATCACGGTGACGACGTGGCAGTCCATCTATCGCATGGATGAAGAGTGGTTCTTACAGTTTCACGGAGTCGTCGGTGATGAAGCCCATCAGTTCGATTCCAAGTCGCTCAGCAAGATCATGTCTTCGCTGACGAACGCGGCCTATCGTTTCGCCACGACCGGCACACTGAAGGGTTCGATGGTCAATGAAATGGTGCTGGAAGGTCTGTTTGGTCAGGTATACAACGTCACCACGACGCGCGAACTCATGGACGCCGGGACGGTCGCGGATCTGACGATCAAAGCACTGGTGCTTCGGTACTCCGATGAGGATTGCCAGATCATCAAGGGTGCCGACTTCCATGCGGAGCGGGACTACATTTCCGCCCACACGACCCGCCGCAACTTCGTCCGCAATTTGGTTCTCAGCCTGAAAGGAAACACGCTGGTCCTTTTTGCGCTGGTGGACAAACAGGGAAAACCGCTGTATGAGTCGATCATGGAGCGGGTGGAACCGGGCCGGAAGGTCTTCTACGTTTCCGGGGAAACCGAAGCTGACGACCGGGAACAGGTGCGCCAGATCACCGAACAGGAAGAGAATGCCATCATCATCGCCAGCTATGGCGTCTTTTCGACCGGCGTCAATATCCGCAATCTGGACAATCTGGTATTCGCCGCCGGGACCAAATCCAAGATTCGGACCCTTCAGTCCATCGGGCGCGGTCTTCGCAAGAGCGACCGGAAATCGACTGTTACGGTGTTCGACATCGTGGACGATTTGAGCGTTAAGTCCAAGAAAAACTTCGCTTTACTGCATTTCGCCGAACGTCTGGCGTTCTACGCGGCGGAACAGTTCCGGTACAAGATTTACCGGATTGACCTGTCGTGAGTATAAATACGGGGATTGTCGTCACATTTGAAAAGTGTGGCGATTTCTCTTGGTGAAACGAGTTTTTGGTGTGCCGGTGCGCACCGATAATGGAAGGGTAGTCGGTGTGTCAGTATCCGAAGTGAGACTTGATGAGATTCATCACCAAGATGAACCACGCAATTCCTACGACGGATAGAAAGATCCATCCGACGAACAATGCCATCGCGATCTTCACAACGAATCGCAGAAAGGACAACATATGCCTTGAGCATAACAGGGATGGACATATAAGTCAATGGAGCGCAAGAAAAATCAGTACGTGGACAACAAAAAGCTATACGACGCCCTTGTCGAATGGCTGAAGGACCGAAAGACGGCACAGAAGAACAAGGCGGCGCAAATGCCACCGCTTCCCGATTACATCGGTGAGTGTATCTTGTTGATGGCTAACCGGTTAGCTCAAAAGGCCAACTTCGTCAACTACACTTTCAAGGACGATATGATCGGCGACGCGATGGAAAACTGTCTCCGGTATCTTCACAATTTCAATCCGACCCGGAGCACGAACGCCTTTGCGTATGTGACACAGATCCTTCGCAACGCTTTCGTTCGCCGGATTACGCGGGAACGTCGGAACTCCTACACTAAGGCCGTGCTCATCAGCCACGGCATGCCGGGCTACACCGTTCAGGATGGCGATGAGAACGACTACACGAACACCTACGTGGACTTCCTTCAGGAGAATGTCACGGATGTGATTGAGAAGTTCGAGTCCGCCAAACAGCGGAAGAAAGCCCGCCAACAGAAGAAGGTCGGTCTGGAAAACTTCTTCGTGGAAGAAGCGGCGGCTACCGAAGTCGTCGGGGCCGGGACGCGATAAAATGTCGGCGGGGTGTGCGCTCCATCCCGCCTACAGTTCGCTCTTCGTCCAGACCACCAGCATCCCCGGTCTTCAGGATGCGTCGAAGATCGGCCCGTTGGTCAAGCAAACAGTCATCCCCGGCGGCGGTCGTGGGAAGTCCAACACCATCGCCTATGAAGACCTGTTCGTAAAGATCCAAGAGACGGCGGATCTGACCATCGTCAAGTTCCTTAGCTGGCTTCAGAAGTCTTCCGGTGACCTTGCCACGGCGACTATCATCGTGCAAGACGCGAACAATAAGGATGTGTTGAAGGTCGAATTGGAAGGGCTGGAAATCACGAATGTGAGTAGCCTTTCTCTTTCGATGAGCGACTACATCGGAAGTGACGGCGCGTTGGATTATGACGTGACGTTTCGCGTCGGTCGCGTGAAGTACGTCGTCCTCTAACCATCCACTCCCCTCAATGGCCGCGTTTCCGCGCGGCCATTTTTGTTTTCACTTTATCCCCGGAATACGACAATAGAAAAGGATGTCGGACCCACACTCGATCCATTTTGCCTTTGTTTTTGGCCTGATCGTACTCGTTTCGCATGGTCCGGCGGTGATGGAGTTCACTTCCAAACTTTGCCGCAAGGTGAAGGGAAAGGCCCGACTATCGAGGTTTGAATGAAGATTGCTTTGCTTGCGGATACCCATTTCGGTGTCCGAAACGACACAGCGGCGTTCTACGACACGTTCGACAATTTCTACACCAACACATTCTTCCCGACGTTAGACAAACGCCGCATCAAGCACATCTTGCATGTCGGCGACGTGTTCGACCGGCGGAAGTACATCAACTTTCAGACCCTAGAGTGGACCCGTAAGATGTTCTTCGAACCCATGCGCGCGCGGGGTATCGACATGAAGGTCATCTTGGGCAATCACGATGTCTACTACAAGTCCACCAACCGGCTCAATGCTGTGTCTTTACTGTTAGGCGAATACCTGTCCGGCGGACGGGCCAGACTTGGTTCCGGGGACCGGGTGGAAGCGGATAGTGCGATGGCGCTATCGAACGTGGAAAACGTTTCGATCTATGACCAGCCGTGCGAAACCAACATCTTCGGTATGGACTGTGTGGTGATGCCGTGGATCAATGCTGAGAACTATGACGCCGCGATGACCATTGCGAAGAGCGCACGCGGTTCGAAGCCGGTGTTTGGTCATCTGGAACTGACCGGGTTCAACATGTACCGGAACAGTGTATGCGATCACGGGCTGGACCCGAAGATTTTCACACGCTTCGACATGGTACTCACCGGGCATTTCCATCATCAGTCACAGAAGGGCGGCATCAAGTATCTTGGCGCTCCCTACGAAATGATCTGGTCGGATTATGACGATGCGCGCGGTTTCCACATCCTAGACACCGAAACATTGGAACTGGAGTTCATCAAGAACCCCGACCAGATGTTCTACAAGGTTCGTTACGACGATTCCAACGACGTACCGGGCCGCTCCGCGCCGGGGCCGGATATTGAGCCGTCGCCGAACTGGAAAGGCAAATACATCAAGATCATCGTCATGCGGAAGAAAGATCCGTATGCCTTCGATCAGTTCATGGATGCGGTGTGGGCGACACAGCCGCATGATGTGACCCTTGTCGAAGACGAAACCCTTGACATCGACAAGGTGCTTGAAGGCAAGGATGAAACGCTCATCATTGATGACACGCCGACCGTATTGAATGCCTATGTGGACGCTATCAATTCACAGGACGTGAATAAGCCCGCATTGAAGAAACTGATGTTGGAACTGTACACAGAAGCCGTGGCCGCTAGCGGGCGCGACTAGGAAGGAAGGATGCTAGAGTTTGAATCCCTTCGATACAAAAATTTTCTGAGCACCGGCAACAATGAGACGGTCATTCAGATCAACACATCCCCGACGACGCTCATCTTAGGCGACAACGGAAGCGGTAAGTCCACGATGCTGGACGCGCTGTGCTTTGTTCTCTTCGGCAAGCCGTACCGGAAGATCAAGAAAGAACAGCTTATCAATTCCATCAATCAACGTGATTGTTTGGTGGAGATTGAATTCAGGACGCGCGGCGATCACTACAAGATCCGGCGCGGCATCAAGCCGAACTTTCTCAACATCCTCAAGAACGGTCAGTTGCTCGAAGAGAACGCGGCGGTGAAGGATCAGCAAGAGTATCTTGAGAATCACATCCTCAAGCTGAGCATGAAGTCGTTTACTCAGTTGGTCATTCTCGGTTCTGCAAGTTTCGTTCCGTTCATGCAATTGAGTGCCGCTGACCGGCGGGCGCTGGTCGAAGACATCCTTGAGATTCAAGTCTTGTCTGAAATGAACGAAGTTCTGAAGGGCCGGGTGTCGAAGATCAAGCAAGAAATCGCCTTGGTCGAACAGCAAGTTGTCAGCACGAACGAAGCGATCCGGCTGGTGGAAGACTCCATCAGTTCAATGAAACAACAGGCCGATCAAGAGCGGCAACGGAAGTTGGACCGTATCGCGGAAATCGAAACGCAGATCCAATCCATCACGGATGACATACAGGTCAAAACGGAAGAAGTCGAAGCGGTGCTGGCCCGGATTGCGGATGAACCTACTGTCAATGAGAAGCTGATCGACTATAGCGAAAGAAAGACGAAGATCAAGTCGAAGGCACAGGAGTTGACGACGGAGATTCGATTCTTCCAAGACAACGAAACATGTCCGACCTGTACCCAACCGATCCAAACCGATTTTCGCGACAAAGCGGTTGCTGACAAAAAGACCTTTTTGGCGAAGCTGAAGGATGGTCATACCGCGCTGACAGAGAAGGAGAAGACATTTTTACAGCGTCGGGAAGAAATTTTGGAGTGCCGGGCACAGATCCAGACGATCCGTCAGGAGATCGCCGCGCGCCGGGCGGAATCAAACACGCTCAATATCGAATCCCGGCGGCTGAGTCTTGACATACAGAAGACGGACAGCACACTGATCGCCAAGGAAGAAGGGAAGCTGGAAGAGTTACATCGCCGGGAAGAAGAACTGGAGGTCATGCGGAAGCATCTGGCGGAAACCAAACAACTTCAAGACTTGGCCGCTATCATGTTGAAAGATGGAGGGATAAAGACTTCGATCATCCGTCAATATCTGCCCGTCATCAACAAAGTTGTGAATCGGTTCCTTTCCGCGCTGAATTTTCCGGTACAATTTAGCTTAGACGAAACATTCAACGAAACGATCAAGGCGCGACATAGGGATGAGTTCAGCTATCCATCCTTCTCCGAAGGGGAAAAGTTGCGCATCGATTTGGCAATCTTGTTCTGTTGGAGGGAAGTTTCCCGGCTGAAGAACAGTATGGCAACGAACTTGCTCATTCTCGATGAAGTTGTAGATTCCAGTCTGGATGTGACAGGTATCGATGCTTTCATGACGGTGTTGGCGGAACTGGCAGAGACAACCCACGTGTTCGTTATCTCACACAAGTCCGATGCGCTGGCCGAAAAGTTTGATCGAACGATCAAATTCGTGAAACGGGCGAACTTCTCACAGATCCAACTGGTGTAAGAATGGATTTGACTTTTTCATCGTTATCTGGTAGGCTCTGGTACGACGGAGAGTCGTGTGTTTACACTTGCGACATTACGTTGTGAAACGTAAAGAAATGGAGTTTGTATGGCCCGAAACAGTGTGGTTGAGGTTAGACCACCAAAGGATTCGAGCTTGGATTCGGTCTTGGTAGCGTTGCATGGCCTTCAAGAACAACAGTCCGACTTGCGGGAAGGTATCACGAACCTTCGGATGCAACTGAATCGTTTGCGGCGACCGCCGCGCAAAACTGTCGGACGCATCCGCCCGATTGTTTCGTCCGGCATCCATGCGATTACCGGTTAAGCTCAGCACTTGACATATAGGTCCGCATCATGCTACTCTAGGTGTGATGCGGATCGAAGTTAACGAAACACTAGCCCGGATGCTGGCAACGGAAAACCTGCACATCCGTTACAGCCATACTGCGAAGACTGCCCACTTCGATGTCAAGACCCGCCTCTTGACCCTTCCGCTCTATTCCCGCCTCGAACAAATCATTCACTTGCTGTTGGCCGGGCACGAAGCATTTCATGCTTTGTGGACCAAGATGGATCGCGTACAGGCTTCGCGTCTGATTGATGCTGACCCGAAGAATGAGAAGCGCGCCGCCCGGTACGTCAACATTTGTGAAGACGTGCGCATCGAAAATTTGGGCAAAGAACTCTATCCCGGCATGCGCAAAGTATTCCGCGACGGATACAAGATTTTGGTCAAGGCCGGGTTCTTCGGCAATATGTCCAAGATCAGCAAGATGAGCTTGATCGACCGGGTGAACATCTATTTCAAGGCCGGTGCGACGATTGATGTCTCGTTTTCCGAACAGGAAACCCCGCTGGTCCAAGCGATCAATAAGGCCCGGTCGTTTGACGAAATGATCGCGGCGTGCCGGGCGATCTACGAATTCGCCAAACAGCAACAGCAACCGGAAGATGAGCCGGATCAGGACCAAGATCAGGATCAGGACGATCAGCAGCAACAGAAGTCGAAGTCCAAATCGAAGTCGAAGAAGGATCGCGAAGAGTCCGAAGAGGACGAATCCGAAGACGGTGAAGAGTCGGAAGAAGACGAAGATTCGGAATCTGAACAATCGGAAGACGGCGACGAATCCGAAGATGGCGATGAAGAGTCGGATGCCGGTGATGACGAAGGCGACGACGGGGACGATGAACAGGAATCCGAAGGCGAAGATGGCGACGGCGATGAAGATTCGGATGCCGGTGATGACGACGCTGATGGTGATACTGATGATGGCGACGACAGTGAAGGCGATGGTGACGAAGATTCTGACGCTGACGCTGATGACGACGACGGCGGCAAGGAAACCACTCAAACCAAGCCACAAGACAAGCTGGAAGAGGGAAGCACCCAAGACGAATTCGACAAACATCTTGCCGATCACTGCGACCCGCAAGAGTCGTATATCTATGCGACCTTGCCGAAAGTCAAGACCGTGGCCGCTGTTGTGGATTACAAGATCGTGTTGGACGAACTGACGAAGGCATGTGCGAAGGCGGCGGCGAAGGATTCCAGCACGCCGGGCATCAAGAAGTATGTGCCGAAGAAAAGCTGGTTCGATCAGATCATGCGATCACTTGACCCGGACGTGCTCTACATGGTTCAGCAGTTCATGATGATGCGCCGGGCCGATCAGCACGCGCGCACGCGCACGGCTTCGACTGGTGATATCGATATGACGAAGTTGTGGTCACACCGCGTCAATGACAACATTTTCGCGACTACGGAAATCGTACCGGACGACAAGAATCATGGATTGATATTGGTGGTGGACTGGTCCGCTTCGATGAAAAGTCCGTTGTTCGATGTTATGGTTCAGCTTCTTGCTCTGATGCTGTTTTGCCGGAAGGCGGGCATTCCGTTCGAAGTTTACGTGTTCATCACCCGCGATTCCACGAAGGGTAGTAGTTTCATCCCGGCGAAAGATTCAGTGAACGTGGAAGGTTCCACGCGGCTGTACAACATCTTCTCTAGCCGTATGCCGCAAGCGCATTTCTACCAGATGTGTTTGATGATGTTCAGTTCGTTCGACGGGCGGGAGTTCAAGTCGCCGCTGGACTATCTGAATCTTCGGTACGGCACGCCATTGGGCGAAGCGATGTTGATTGCCAGTGAGATTGTCCCGGTATTCCAAAAGAACAACCGGCTTCAGTTCGTCCACACTATCTTCCTGACAGACGGGGACGGAAATAGCTCCATGACGGTATGCGCGAATCAGCTTGAAGATCAGATCACGCGCCGGACGTATAGCCCGAAACCGGAAGAACATCAGATTGAAGTTCTTCATCTGTTGCCCCGGATCGTCCGGGAGCGGACGCGGGCGAAAATGATCGGGTTCTATGTCGGTGGTCCTACACAACGGATGCTTCAGGACTCGAAGATGACGTACAGGGAAGCGAATGATTTGCTGTCGAAAGAGGGATTCATGAAGGTCGGTGGGACCAACTATGATGCTTTCTTCGTGCTGAATCCGGCCATGAGTGTGCCACAAGCCGCCACGAATGGCGACCCGACAGCACAGATTCAGATGCGCCGGAAGTCGCGGGTGATGTTGCAACAATTCATCAAGATGATTGCTTGACATGTATGTTATTTCAGGGTAGAATGGAACTGATGACAACTTCACGTACCGGCAAACTGACAAACGAACAGAAAAAGTTCTTGGCGGCGGTGGCGGCGGAATTCAGCACGAACGGCGAATTGCCTTCGTCGATCACGGTTTCTCAAATTTCCCTGTTAGTGGGTCGCGGATACAAGCGTCCGAATTGGCTCATGACGCGGGACAACCAAATGTCCAAGGACCGCTTCATGCTGGCCGAAGCGTTGTGGCAAGCGGCGGATTTACAAGCACCGGACACGATGTCTTCTCCGGGTAAACTGGATGAAGACACCGTGCAACCTCTTACCGAATTTGTTCCCGACCGCGACCCGCTTTATGTCCCGGAAGGGTCCTACTTCAAACTGGTGAAGCTGTTCAAGTCGAAGCGATGGGTGCCCATGTGGATCACCGGTCCCACTGGCGTCGCGAAGACTATGAGCATCGAACAGGCGTGCGCCGTCGCCGGGCGTGAATTTTTCCGCATCCAGATTACGAAAGAATCGGACGAAGCGGCGCTATTGGGAACGTTTCACCTTCGTAATGGGGAAACCGAGTTTGTTCAGTCGCGTGTTATCACGGCGATGGAACGCGGCGGCGTTCTTCTTCTGGACGAATGCGATTTGGCTTCGGATAAGGCCATGTGCCTTCAGCCGGTGCTCGAAGGCAAGTCGGTCTATCTGACCCGCGCCAATCGCACCGTGACGCCCGCGCCCGGCTTCCAGTGCGTCGCGACGGCAAACACGAAAGGGCGCGGCGACGATACCGGGATGTACTTCGGGACCAACATGGTCAACGAAGCGTTTCTGGACCGCATTGCGGCCATGACAATCGATCACGGTTACCCGCTGCCAGCCAATGAGCGCACGATTCTGAAACGGATCATGCAAGCGGCTGGCATCATGGACGAACAGTTCATCGTTCAGCTTGTCGCATGGGCCGGGAAGTGCCGTGAGAACTATGACCAAGGGGTCATTTCGCACACGATTTCCCCGCGCCGGTTGTGCCGCATTGTCGAAGCCTATGCCGTATTTGAGGACAAAGAGGATGTGGTGGATATGGCTCTGGCCCGCTTCAATTCGGTGGATCGCGCCGCGATGAAGGGCTACTACACGATGTTCAACGGCACGACGGTACCGCCGGATCGCTCATCGAATCAGTCTCCGACTTGGTAAGTCGGATTTCAAATTTCACTCTCCAAACCCCGTGATAGCTTGGTCTAAGAGCCACCGATCACGGGGTTCTACTTTTTGGAGAGCAATGTCAATCAAACTCACACCAGACACCATCGCGATTCTCGAAAACTATGCTGCCATTGCGAAGGGCGTCATCCTCAAGCCGGGCCGGGAACTCAAGACACTGAGCAAGTCCGGGGCATCGGCGGCGGTGGCAACGATCACGGAAGAGTTTCCCCATCAGGTTCCGATCCACGACATTCTGAACTTCCTGAATGTCTTGGGTCTGTTCAACGAACCGCTCATCGACTTCAATCAAGAGAAGAACTACATGACCATCACCGACGCGACCGACCCGTCGCGGAGCACCCGGTTCATGTACAGTGCGCCGGAACTCATGCGTTCTCCGTCCGGGCGCATCAAGCCGTCCGGCCCGGAAGTTCGTTTCAAGCTGACCGAATCACAGTTGGCGGTTTTGGTCAAGGCGACGGCGGTGCTGAAGAAGCCCGAATGGGCGGTCATCAGCAACGGCAAGACCATCAAGCTGGTCACCTACAACAGCAAGGAACCGAACAGCAACGACTTCTCATTGGTCGTCGAAGGCGAACCGAACGGCGTGGAATGCACTTCGGTGTTCAGCTTCGAAAACATCCGGTTGCTCAAGGGCAACTACGAAGTGATCGTGACTGAGCAACTGGCGCAATTCACCAACACGGATCGCGCTTCGAACGGCGGCGAACTGGTTTACTGGATCGGCGTCGAAGCCAGCACGAAGTTCAATCAGAAGCGCGGCGAAGCCGCCGGGAACTAAACAACCACAATGGAAACGAACGACCGCCAATTCTTGTGGGTGGAAAAATACCGCCCCACTAAGATCGCGGAATGCATTTTGCCGGAAGCAATGAAGAAGACCTTCACGGATATCGTTGCTTCCGGCTCAATGCCGAACATGATCTTCTCTGGTCGTCCGGGCATCGGAAAGACTACCGTCGCCCGTGCGATGTGTGAAGAGATGGACCGCGATTATCTTTTCGTCCCGGCCAGCGAACAAGGCAACATCGAAACGCTCCGCTACACGGTGCGCCAATATGCCGGTACGATGGCTTTCAACGGCAAACCGAAGGCGGTGATCTTCGACGAAGGCGACGGCATGACCAAGGCCGCACAAGACGCTTTGCGGTCGTTCATCGAAGAGTTCTCCGTCAACTGCAACTTCATCTTCACGGCCAACAACAAGGGCAAGATTGCAGAAGCCATTCGAGAATCCCGATTGGTTCCGGTTGACTTCACTATCCCGAAGGTGGAAAAGGCAACGCTGGCCCGGCAATTCTTCGAACGGGCGAAAGAGATTCTGGATCTGGAGAAGATTGTGTATGATCCGAAAACGGTCACACAAATTGTTCTTCGGAACTTCCCGGATTTCCGCAAGATCCTGAACCAGCTTCAGTACCATAGCAAGTCTGGTACTTTGGTCTTCGAAGAAGGTGTTGGTACCGCACAGATCAAAGAGGTCATTGACAAGCTGGCAGAAAAGGACATGTCGTTCGTCCGTCAGTGGGTCGCACAGAACGCTGAGAACGACACTCAGCATATCTACCGGCGGATCTATGACGTTCTCTATGAAAGGCTGGTACCTTCGACCATTCCCGATGCGATTGTCGCTCTGGCAAAATATCAGCATTGGGCAATCACGGCGGCAAATCAAGAAATCAACCTCATGGCTTGTCTAGTTGAGATTGCGGTGGTGTGTCAATTCAAGTAAAGGAACAGTCATGCAAGAGAACCAACAACCCGATTCAGACGATGTGCTGGCGGACGTGATCCGCGCGTTCGCCCCGCACTTCATTCGCTACATGGAAGAACATGGAACTGAAGGAAGTACTGAATAGCCTCTTCAAAACCAAAGAGGATCTGGCGACAGAGATTGACGGCCAGCGGGAGTTGGTGGAAGCACCCGGCCCGTGGGTCATCAATCGCATGATTTCATTGTTCCCGGATTGCGTTGGCGATGTCAACGAAATCAATACGGTCCAAGGGATCGATGCGCTCATGCAATATGATTTCCTTCGGTTCCGGCTGAAGCCGCGCACTAAGACGTTTACGCCTTGGCTCAAAGCTGAGAAGCCGTCCGAAGATGTGAAGTTGGTCATGGAGTATTACAAGTACTCCGAAGAGAAGGCGCGGGAAGCGCTAGAACTTCTGACCGACGATCAGTTGGAGTTGATCCGGGATTCGTTTTTTGAAGGTGGTGTGGTGAAGAAACGGGGCAAGAGCAAAGACTAGCTCTTCGGCGGCGACGGCGGAATCAATTTCGCAATACGCGGCTTGAAGATTTTCTGATCGCCTTTGTTCGTATGCGCGACGGGCTGACCGTGTTCGTCGCGCGAAAACCCTTTGATCGTGGCGCGGCGGTTCTTGAATTTTCCCACCAACAATTCGTCACCGACTTCCAGCTTCGGAAGTTCCAGTTCGGCGATGAATTCAGCGAAAGATTTCACGGGCACCATGATAGTATTTAGCTATGGCCTTCTACATCGAACTTCCGCCCCGTGGTCCGCTGAAAACCCATGAGTTCAAAACGCCGGAACAGGCGGATCGAATTCTGTCTCAGATTTTCAAGGAGCGTCGGTGGGAAGAAGGTGAGCACTTCGGCGGGGTGTGGATCTGTGCCGACAGCAATTGCTACTCTGAAACGGAATGGCCGATGAACCAGTACATTGCCGGGGTGCCCGGCACGGTTGTCCTGACCAATCGGGGACCCGGTTTCACTTCCGGGGAAATCTCCCGCGCGTGCGCGAATGTGTCCCGGAATTGGATGACCATTGACGAAGCGGAGAAGCATCGCCCGCCGGTCATTCAGATGGAGATTCAATCCAAACATTGCCGGGTGACAATCATTGGTGACTCCACGCCGGAAGGCATGTTCTCTATTGATCCGTTCATCGACCACGTTCGTTCGATGGCAATGCGGAACAATGCCACTGTGGAAGTGGAACGGGTAGCTGTTGACTGATGCCGGGGCGGGTCGTCCATTGCCGGAAGGAACCCTACGACATTTACATCGGGCGCGGGAAATGTCCCACGACCGGCCAATCATCAATTTGGGGCAACCCGTATTCCCATAAACCCGATACAACCGCCCGCTTTCGCGTAGAAACCCGTGCTGACGCCATCGCTGCCTATGAAGGGTACATCCGATCCCGCCCGGATTTGATCGCTGCCTTGGCTGATCTACGCGGCAAGACGCTAGGGTGCTGGTGTCATCCGAAGCCCTGCCACGGTTGGGTGCTCATCCGGTTGGCCGAAGAATATCACGGGCTGGCTTCTCTTTTCTCTTGACATATAGGTCGCTTCTTGCTATTCTGTCAATGGAGAGAACGACCAATGACGAATTCCCCCGCTGTCAAAGAAACGATGCCCGCGATTGCGCTGGCTTACTACCAGATTCCCGATGTGAACTTCACTTCGCTCGAAGAGAAGATCGCCAAGCTGTCGCGCCGTTCCAAGCGCTTCGGTATGGGTGAGATCACCCTGAACGTCACCGGCGTGACGCCCCACGAATCCGGCAAGTACAATATGCTGACCGTCGAACTCAAGGGTGCTGAGCCGGTCGTCACCGGTTGGTACTTCGTCGCCAGCATCAGCCACGATCACGAAACCGGCAACATTATCCGCTACACGCCGCCCTTCACCGCTGCCAGCGTCGATGAGAAATACCGCACGACCGCCGCGATCTGCGAACACTGCAAGCTGAACCGTCAGCGCAAAGACACCTACGTCGTCCGCAATCAGAACACGAACGAAGAGCGTCAGGTGGGCCGCACGTGCCTTGGGGAATTCTTCAACGGTGCGAATCCCCACCACATCGCGGAGTACAGCGAAATGTTGGGCAACATCGGCATCCTGATGGACGAAGCGACCAACCCGCCCGTCGCCACTGGTTCGCTGATGCGCAAGCCGCTCTTCTACAGCCTGAAGAACCTCTTGACGATCGCCGCCGCTGTGATCCGCGTCACAGGCCGCTTCGTGTCGGGTGGTCAGGCTTACAATGACCGGAGTCTGACTTCGACCGCCAGCATCGTCAAGGACATCCTGTGGTACGGTGACGGCGAAATGAAGTATGCTCCGACCCCGGCGGACGAAGCGATGGCCGAAGCCGCGATTGAGTGGGGCGCGAATGTCGCCGCCGATGCCAGCAATGATTACCTCTGGAACGTCCGGGTGCTCTGCACTTCGGAAATGCTGACGACACAGCAGATCGGTCTGGCGGTGAGCATCGTGGGTGTCTACCTCCGGGAAAGCGCTCCGAAGCCCGCTGGCAACGCCTACGTCGGCACCAAGGGTGAACGGCTGACCTTCACCGGGACGCTGTTGGAAGTCCGCCCGACTCAGTTCTCCACGCTCTACAAGTTCGTGGATGACGCCGGGAACATCCTGAAGTGCTTCTCCAACTCCCTCGAAGTCGAAGTCGGTGCCAAGGGAATGTTCACCGGCACGGTGGTCGAACACAAGGAATGGAAGGGTGCCAAGGAAACGGTCCTGACCCGCATGATGGTGGGCGCGCCGAAGTCCAAGGCCGCGAAGCCGGTCAACACCAAGGAATTCGAGAATGTGGAAGTGCCCTTCTAAGGGGCACTTCGACATATGAATCGGATGGTATACTGATTTCGTGAGCACAGAATCGGTCGCGGTAATCATCGGGAGATTCCAAATCCCGTCAATGGATGATGAGTTCAAGAGCATGGTGCGCCGGGTGAAAGACAATCACCAGTTCACCATTCTTTTGCTGTCTACCAACCCGGTGCCCGGAAACCGAGAAGAGCCGCTGAGCTACGTCATGCGCCGCCTGATGATTCATGAAGCCTTCCCGGAACTGTTCATCGCACCGCTCATGGACATGGCAAGCACGAAGAAATGGGTTTCCATGCTGGAAGGTAAGATCCGGGAATCCTTTCCGCTGATGTCCGCGCGGATCTATGCTGCCCCGGAAATCGTCGCCATGTACAAAGATGCCGGTGGCGTATTGCAGACGACGGAATTGGCCGGGCCAAACGTCACCCGCCTCTTGCCGGAAGTTCGGTTGAAAGTCATCAACACAACCGATTTTCGCAAAGGCGTGATTTACGCCGCGAACCACACCTACAAGAAAGTCATTTCGACTGTGGATGGTGCGATCATCCGGGGCAATGAAACTTTGCTAGGACGTAAACACAATGAAACCGCATGGCGGTTCATGGGCGGTTTCACCGAAGTCACCAGCGAATCTGATGAAGAGGATCTGAGCCGCGAAGCGATGGAAGAAATGCACCTGAAGATCCGGCCTGACGATTGGTACTATCTTGGCCGGGTCCGGGTGCTTGACTGGCGGTACCACAACAGTGGGGATGTGATCCGTACCGGGTTTTATGTCACATTCGAGTTCGAAGGCACACCGGAAGCCGGTGATGATCTGGCGGATGTGCGGTGGGTGAGTTTGGATGCCACCCCGGATGAGATTCCGCTTGTCCCGGAACATCGCCATTTGTGGGACAGGCTTCAGGCGGCAAGGAATATGGTGTACGAACAGTACACGACGGCGAAACGTGCGGCGGAAGCCCGGCGGAAGCTGGCATCTGTCGTCACGGCAATACCAGACGAAGACGTACCATTCTGAAAGGACGGAAAGAAACACGCATGATTTTACGACGGACGGATTCCTACAAGGTAGGACACTTCGGTCAGTATCCACCGGGAACGAAGATGATTCATTCCTAACGGGTACCATTCCCGCATGAGCATCGTTTCGACGTAGTTGGTCAACCACGGAACAGCCTCATCCGTGTTTTCGATGGTCATGGTGGCGTCGCTCAGCCGCTACTGTCGCGACATCATTCTCAAGTACCTGATCGAAACCGGAACCCCGGAAGAGATTTGGTTCAAGCTGCACGACTTCGGCGCGCGCGGCGCATCGTCCACCGAAACCGCTGAGATCGGCGGGGCCGCACACTTGGTCAATTTCAAAGGCACCGACACGCTCGAAGCCATTGACTTCCTGTTCCAGTGGTACGACGCGAACTTCGAAGACTACCCGGCATTCAGTGTGGCCGCGTCGGAACACAGCACGATGACCACGTGGGGACAGAAAGGCGAACGCGATGCCTACGCCAATATGCTGGAGAAGTATCCCACCGGCATCGTCAGCGTCGTCAGCGATTCGTGGGACATCTTCAACGCCGTGGACAAGATTTGGGGACAGGAACTCAAGGACAAGGTGCTGAACCGTAACGGACGTGTTGTGATCCGGCCCGACTCCGGGGAAGTCATCCCGACCCTGATTGCCATTTTCCGGTCGCTGGAAGCCCGCTACGGCATGGAAACGAACGCGAAGGGGTACAAGGTCCTCCCGCCGCAAATCCGCGTCCTGCAAGGCGACGGCATCACTTCACTGACCATCGAACCGATCCTTCAGGCACTCAAGGCCGAAGGCTGGTCCGCTGACAACATCGTGTTCGGCATGGGCGGCGGTCTTCTTCAGAAGGTGGATCGCGATACGATGTCGATGGCTCTGAAATGCTCCCGTGCTTTGATCGGCGATGAAGAGATCGATGTCTTCAAGGCCGCACGCGGCAAGGGATCGAAGCGCGGACGGCTGGCGCTGATCGCCAACGGCGACAGTTTCAGCACGGTGCGCATCGGCGAAGCGGAAATCCCCGGCAACGTCATCAAGCCCATCTTCCTTGACGGCGACAGTCTGAACAAGCCGTCGATCTATGACATCCGCAAGCGTTCCACCCCGGCGCTACTTCGGGAAGCCGCGTGAACAAGCGGGTCGTCGTCGGAGAGATTGCGGGTCTGTCGTGGGTCTGTGCGGATGCGGCATGGGCCATCGGTGGATCATCTGAAGATCGACAACACCGTTCTCATGACAGGGTTGTTTCTGACCGCGATTGTCTTCGGGGCCATCTTCGTCTACATGCAACTGAAGGACAAATCAAGTTGAGAAACAAACTCATCGATGTCGTTCGATTCGTGCGGCACTGCTTACCAAAGCGGTGCCGTCCGTTTTTTCAATGGATCGTATACCGGCTCCGTCGTCTTCATGAGATTCGGTGCTACGGACTGGAACCCGGCTACCATGACGCCCGCGAACGTATATTGTACGGGTCGTTCGCGGCGCTGGTCGATTTCGTCGAACACGATTGCGCATGGGAACATCAGCGGTCGGAAAATATGCCCGGTCGCCGGTCGGCAAAAGACGGATTGATCTATCTGGATTGGTGTGCCGGTCTGATGAATGATGGACCGCCGCATCAAGTTGAATGTGGCCGTATTGCCAAAGAACTGTACCTATGGTGGACCGTCACCCGCCCGGCCCGGCCTGATATCGAAACGGCGGAACAGGAAGTCGCTTACGACATGGAAGACGAAGCGATGTTGAATCGACTGATGAGTATCCGCATGGATCTATGGACTTGAGTGGTGTCTAACTAGTTTGTGATGTCGCACAACCTAGAGCAAGAAATCGATTCCACACTCAAGAATTTCAAATTCCACATCGGTACGGTGGACTTCCAAGACGGGGCCGGTTATCAAGTAGTTGTATACTTGGCCGAAAAGAATCTGGCATTGTGTTTGTCGCCGGAAGGTGCGCGCGACATGGCCTATGCGCTGACGCGCTGTGCGGATGAATTGCAGCCGCCGATGATTGAACTGGATGATACGGACGTGGACTGATGCCGTCTTTCAGCACCATTACGAAACAGCCGAATGAAGCCGCTGGCGTTCTTCCCATTTGCGTGAAGACACAGCGGATGTGTTTTCTTTGGCGCGCGCCGGGATCTGACTTTGGAAACGTTTGGGGACTGCCCGGCGGCGGTATGGATGAGGGTGAGACACCGGAGCAATCAGCGCGCCGGGAGTTGGTCGAAGAGACGGGCTACGAAGGGCCGGTCAAACTGATCCCTTCTTACGTCTACGAATCCGAAAAACTCATCTTTCACAACTTCATTGGATTGGTGCCAGAAGAATTCTCGTTTCATCCAAAGGACTTCGAGTTCGCGCAAGAACACACGCGAATGGAGTGGATGTCATGGATTCAGTTCTGTGCCCGGCTGGACGCGAACATCAAGAACTTCCATCCCGGCATCGTTGAGTTCTTCTTCCATCATCAGGACGACATCAAGAAGCACATCCGTTATCAAGGTTGACATATAGGTGACGGGTGTGTCATCATGGTAGTTCTATGAAGGAATTCTGGCTCAATGGGCGCAAAGTCGCCTTTACCACGTCGTATACACCCGGCTTCGGATTCGCCAAGGTCGGAGACGTACAAGTCATGGAAGAGCATTCCATTGGCGTTGGTGATGATGATCCGCCCACTGCGATCCGATATAAACACACGGCGTCGTTCATCATCATGGGCGATGCTGTTTCGTATTTGCGCGGGAAGTATCCGGCGGCGGATGAACGGCTGGCGGGAAAGGCCGCGTAATGGCGAAACGGCTGGAAGAGCAGTTAGCTATTTGTGAGCGGGACATGTCCCGGCTCTTGTCAATGGAAGATCGCCGGTGGGTGCGGACCACGTTCGCGCTCATTGACGGAAAGATCACGTCGCTGAAGAAAAGAATCGCGGCGCGGGAGAGAAGGAAACATGGCAAAGTCGCGTAGCCAGTCGAACGGCAAGCTGATCGATACATGGTGGTACGAATACAGCGGCATCCCGGCACATCAAAGCGACGACCCGGAAGCGGAACCTGAAGTCAAGCCGATCAAGGTTCCGATCAAGGTCTACATCCTCAAGAAGTTCAAAGGGGACACGCCGCCGCTGGCGACGAAGGAAGTCTGGTTCGAAGTGACGTGTGAGAACCCGGAGTTCTCTTTCACCGGCCCGGACATCGAATCGCTCCGGGCGACGATGTGGGGCGAACTGGACGATCACTATAAGGTCGGGTGGGAAGAGTACTACCTTGTCAGTATCGATCACCGCGCGCCCTATGAAGGCATGGGGACTGGACTGTCGTTCGGTTATGAGACGGTGTGGAAGGGCACCGCGTTCGACGGCACCCTGTTGCTGAAGCAATATCGCTACGGTCGTGGAGAAGTGATTGAACCGTGGCCGGGTGAGTTCAAAGACAAACGGGGAAATGTGACAGCATGCATTCCGGCGAACAAGGTCAACCGGGCGGCGCTCGAAGAGTTCACGAAGCGGATTGACATTCTCCGGGAGAAGCTGGTCGATCTGGTCCGCCCGGAGAAAATCGACCAGACGTTGCTAACGCTGTCCACCAACAAGCTGTTGCCGTCCGGCGACGACTAGGCCGGAAGCGTTCCAATCTCACTCCAAACAGCGGCATATTCCATTGAGATTTTGCCTTCTTTGATGGAATTCATGATGTGAATGGTCGCTTCGGGGTTGTTTTTGTGATAGACAGCAACCCCGCCCGCGCGCGACCATTCACGCACGTTGTTTTGATTGTCGTCGATCAGGATGTTCCGCGTTCCGTCCAGATTGCGGGCGAAGTGGAATTTGTCTTCCCGCATACAGACTTTGACCTTCCAGTCAGGAATTTGCAATTCCCGCCGGACCCATTCGAGTTTGCCGATGATAGTGGATTGCATGACCTCTTTGTTGTAGGCGCTTAAGATCCACGGATTCATCGAACTGATCGCGTCCCACAGTTCTTTCCCGCCGGGTTGCCATTCCATGTGCGCCCAAAAATCGGTGTCGTATTCGATCATCTTCCAGTGGTGGTCTTCAATGTCGTACCATCCCGAACCGTCCGGTTTGAACCCCCACTTGTCGCATGCTCGTTTATCGAAGTAGCAAAGCACTCCGTCCATGTCGCAGTAAATTCGTGTCATCTGTTTCTAGTTTATGAGTGGTCAGGCTCACGGTAAATTGGAAACGTGCAACCTTTCTATACATGGGTCGGACGGCATCGCGACGAAATTTTGGTGCGGGAAGTGAGGGATGGAGAGCGAAAGAATTTTCGAGTCAACCACAAGCCAACGCTCTATACACCCGCCCCGCCCGGCGAACCTTACGAACTGACCACGCTGGAAGGTCGCGGCGTCGTCCCTCTTCATTTTGACTCCATGAGTGCCGCCCGGCGACACATTCAGGAGTCAACGGGCGTTGATGGATACACGTTGTACGGCAACGACATGTATCAGTATGTTCACATCGCCGAAAACTATCCCGGTCATGTTGAATACGATCCAAAACAGATCGTCATCGCCAACGTCGATATCGAAGTCGGGGCAAAGAATGGATTCCTGTCGGCTCTGAACACCGTGGATACACCGGAAGAAGTGACGGCTATCGTGTTGAAGCTGTCCAATGAGAACAAGTTCCGGGTGTTTGGTGTGAAAGAATTCATGCCGACCGAAGAGATCAATTACATTCAATGTGATGACGAAGGCGACTTGCTCGAACAGTTCTTGGCCGCGTGGATTGAAACCTACCCGGACGGCATGACCGGCTGGAACATCACCGGCTACGATATCCCTTATCTGGTAAACCGGATCACCAAGCGACTCGATAAGAAACGCGCCGCCAAGCTGTCGCCTTTCGGTCAGATCCGTCAGATCACGTTGCGCCGGTTTGATTCGGAGTACATCAGCTATTCCATCGCCGGTGTGAACAACCTTGACTACCGGGAACTGTATCGGAAGAATGTGCTGGAACCGCTGGAATCCTACCGGCTGGACTACGTGGCGGAAATTGAGTTGGGCGAACGCAAACTCGACTACTCCGAATACCGCAACCTGTGGCAGATGTACCAGAAGAACCACCAGAAGTTCATCGAATACAACGTGCATGACGTTCGCTTGGTGGATCGGCTGGAAGCGAAGAAGCGCATCATCGATCTGCAAATGCTGGTCGCCTATCGCTCGAAGGTCAACATGGAAGACGTGATGAGCCAAGTCCGTACATGGGATGCTGCCATCTACAACCACCTTCGCGACAGGAACATTGTGGTGCCCTTCCGGGAAGTGGACGACAAGGATACACAGTACGAAGGGGCCTTCGTCAAAGAGCCGGTGCCCAAGCTGTACAAGTGGGTGGTCAGCTTCGACGTGAACTCCCTGTACCCGTCGTTGATCGCGGCATTGAACATCGGTGTCGAAACCAAGATTGACCGGGACATGTGGGAACCCGCGCAACGGAAAATCGTGGACAGCATGAACGCGCATCGCATGTTGCAAGGCCCGCCGGATTGGTCATTGTTCGAAGGATTGAACATTTCGATGGGATCGAACGGGGCGACCTATGACAAGGGCAAGAACTCCATTTTCACCACGATGATTATTGAGTTGCTTGCGGCCCGTAAGGAATTCCGCAAGATCGCCGAATCGTCGGAAAAGGAACTCGAAGAGATCAAGCGCAAGCTGAAAGAGACGCCGGACGACCCGGAGTTGAAGCGGCGCTACACCGAACTGGACTACACGAAGAGTGAGTTCGACTTGAAACAGAAGATGACGAAGGTCCTGAACAACAGTCTCTATGGATGTGTGGGAAACGAGTTTTTCCGGTTCTATGACACGGAGAACGCGGAAGCCATCACGGTCACCGGTCAGTTCGTGATTCAGTACGTGGAGCAGTCGTTGAATCGCTTCCTGAACAAGAGTTTCGGGACGGTGGATTTCAACTATGTCATCGCGGCGGACACGGACTCGAATTACATCAACCTTGAACCGATGGTCCAAAAGTATCTTCCGAATGAGAAGGACCCGAAGAAGATCGTTGACTACATTGACAAGGTTTGCAAGAAGATCATCGAACCGGAGATTGACCGGATCTTCGCGGAGATCCGCGACGTGTTCATCCACGGAAACGGCAACTACCTTGCCATGAAGAGGGAAGTCATCGCGGAGAAGGGCATCTGGACGAAGAAGAAGCGCTATGTGCTGTCCATTTGGGACAAGGAAGGCATTCGGTACGACAAGCCCAAGCTGAAGTACACCGGACTGGAAATGAAGCGGTCGGACACGCCGAAGACGTGCCGGATCGCGATGATGAAGTGCTGTGAGTACATCATGCATGGGACGCAAGAGGAACTGTATGAGTACGTTCAGAAGTACTATCAGGAGTTCATGTCATTGCCGATTGAGGATATTGCAAAGCCCAAAGGCGTGAAAGAATTCAAAGAGAAGTACATGGACCCGCGCTCAGTGACGGCCCACGGTTGTCCGCAACATGTCCGCGCGGCACTGTGGCACAACCACTTGATTCAGGAAAAGGGACTGGAATCCATCTACCCGCCGATCCTCGAAGGGGACAAGATCAAGTTGGCCTATCTCAAGATGCCCAATCCCACGGATCAGAATGTGATTGGGTTCGTTGGTAATCTCCCGCCCGAATTCGGGCTGGACAAGTATGTGGATCGGGAAGCCTTGTATGAGAAGAATTTCCTTGAACCCATGTCCCGGATCGCGGACGCGGCGGAATGGAAATTGGTCAAAAAAGCCAATATAGCTGACCTTTTTTCGTAGGGCGGTTATATAGCGACCCGCTGATTTTTGAGGGTTCGGATGCTAAATGATTCCGAATTCCGATCAGCCGATTCAAGGCTACACTAGGAGACAAATCACATGGCAAAGAAGAAAGGAACTGAAGAAAACGAGCAACGCAAAGCCGACAAGAAAGCCAAGGCGAAGAAAGCCGCCGGGCTGTTTTCCAAGCTAGGCGAAATCATGAAGAACCCGCTTGCTGCCCCGGCAAGTGCTGAACATCACTCCGGGTTGACCAATGGGTTCATTGATACCGGATGCTATCTCTTGAACGCACTCATCAGCGGTTCGATGCGTGGTGGCTTCCCCGGCAACCACATCACCGCGCTGGCGGGCGCGCCGTCCACCGGCAAGACCTATTTCGCATTGACAGCAGTCAAGCGCTTCCTCGACAAGAACCCGGACGGCTACGTCCTGTATGTCGAAACGGAAGGCGCGGTCTACAAGGAAATGCTCGAAGAGTGGGACATCGACACGGAACGCTGTATCATCGTTCCGCTGAACACTGTCGAAGAACTCAAGCATCAGCTTTCCAACTTCATCGCGGCCTATCGCAAGGAAGACAACGCTGTGCCCTGTTTCGTCGTGCTCGACTCCGCTGGCATGCTTTCGACGACTAAGGAAGTCACGGACGCCTTGGAAGGCAAACAGGCCCGTGACATGACCCGCGCACAACTCTTGCGCGGCGCTATGCGCATCCTGACCTATCCCTTGCGTCAGGCTCAAGTGCCTTTCCTGTTCACGAACCACACCTACGACGTGCCGGGCGCATACGTGCCGACGAAGAACATGGCGGGCGGCGATGGTCTGGTCTACGCCGCTTCGGTGGTGATCGAACTGGACAACCGGCGGCTGAAAGAAGGTCACAAGGACGTAGCGACCAAGGAATTCACTGCGAAGGATGCGGTGGGTGGAGCGGCTGAAAAGAAGGCTAAGGATGTGGTCGCCAACATCGTCAAGGTGAAACTGAAGAAGGGCCGGTTCACGCGCGACGGCAAGGAGATCGAAGTCTATCTGGATCACCGGCGCGGACTGTTGCCGTATTTCGGTTTGGTGGAGTTTGGTCTGAAGCACGGCATTTTGAAGAAGGAAGGCAACTATGTGCATTTCCCGACTGGTGCCAAGGGTTTTGTCAGCGCCATCAACACAAATCCCGAACAGTATTTCACCGATGAAGTGATGGCTAAACTGGAAGAAGCCTGTATCGCGGAGTTCACTTTCAAGGGTCGGCTGGCAAGGCCGGACGAAGTGGAAATCGAAGCGGTTGTGGGTGAAGAAGAAGAGGAAGCACCTGAAAATGAGTAACGACCGCGCCTTTGAGAATTACGACGACGCTTACGAAGTCGTCGAACATCCTTCAATGGCGGCGGGTAACTACTGCATCCGGTTCCGGCAAGCACCATTTGCCGGAACCGTGATTGCACCAAAGACCTTCCATTTGACGGGTGTTGAAGGGACCGAAGAGATGAAGATGGATTTCGAATACGACATCCTCGAATCACCTACCGGCCCATCGGATGAATTGGAGAAAGACCAGACCTTCCAGCTACATGTTGGCCGGATCATTCTCAACCTGTACGAACGCACGATGGCAAATGTGCTAGAGCCGGGCGAAACAATCACGCATGATGATGGAACCGTCGAAGTCCAGTACGAAATCGGGGACGCGCGTCCGCATGGAGAAGTAGTTGAATGACCCTCGAAGAATATCTGGAACGGCAACAAGTCTGGTCTGAAGCAACATTTGGTCCCGGCCAGCGCACGGGCGGGATCACCAAGCACATCGAAAAAGAGATCAATGAAGTGCGGGAGAATCCGCGCGACTTGTCCGAATGGATCGATGTGATGATTCTTGCTATGGATGGCTACTGGCGACATGGTGGAACCCCGGAAACCCTGATGCGGGACCTGATCGCCAAGCAAGCGAAAAATATGAGTCGCCGATATGCGCCGCCCACATCGGAAGACGAACCATCGGAGCACATTCGCACATGATTCGCCAAGAGACAATTGATCGGGCTATTGAAATTTCCAAGAAAAGTTTCCCCGACCGTACCTTCGACAAAGATTCGTTGGCCCGTTTGATGGGTCTTCTTTTGGAAGAGAGCGGTGAATTGTCCGGGGCCATTCGATCCTACTTCGGACGGAAATACCGTCCTGACGTGGCGACGGGCAATATCGAAAATGTGAAGGGTGAAGTAGGCGATATCCTGACAGTGATGAATGGCGTTTGCACGCTATTCGGAATCACGATGGACGAATGTCTTTCGATGGCAAACGATAAGCTACAGCGGCGATACGATCAGGAACAAATGCGTGTCGCCGCCGCCGGGCTTCCTCCGTTTGAGCGGATCGATCACTAAGAAGCCACCGGCAAAAACATCCCATAGAAGAGGCCAATGAGCATTAGCCCTACACGTGTGGAACCACTCATTTTGCGTGAACTCTTTAGAAATGAAGAGTTTATGCGGAAAGTGACTCCGTTTCTTCGACCCGACTACTTCGACGACAAGGCCGAACGGTTGGTATATGAAACCGCGTCGAAACACATTCAAGAGTACAACCATTCCCCTTCCACGGAAGTCATTCGCCTGAATTTCAGTCAGCGCGGGATGGATGGGAAAGAGTTCGCCGATTGCATGGAAGTCGTTGGCGAATTGGAAAACGAGATTCCGAAGGCGGAACCTGTCCAACTGAAATGGATGCTGGACACCACTGAAAAATGGTGTAAGGATCAGGCCATCGCGAATGCTGTTCTCAAGGCGGTGGAGATTCTGGAAGACAAAGCCGGGCATGATCGTGGCAAGATTCCCGGCATGCTATCCGAAGCGCTGGCTATCAGTTTCGACAATAAAATCGGTCACCGTTACTTCGATGAAGCGGCTGATCGGTATGACAGCTACCACCTGAAAGAAGCTAAGCTGCCTTTCAATATCGGAAACTTCAATCGAGTGACGGATGGTGGTGTGCCGTCCAAGACACTCAACATCGTCATGGCGGGCACCGGTGTCGGTAAGTCGCTGTTCCTCTGCCACCATGCCGCGCATTGCCTGAAGATGGGCAAAAACGTCTTGTACATCACGCTGGAACTTTCGGAGAAGGCAGTTGGTGAACGTATCGACGAAAACCTGTTGCGGATGACCCGTGAAGATTTGCGGGAGATGTCAAAAGACGATTACCTTGCTGAACTTGCCAAGATGCAAGAACAGTACAAGAGTCATCTGGTCATTCGGGAATTTCCGACATCATCGGCCCATGTGGGTCATTTCCGCGCGCTGTTGAATGAGTTGCTGTTGAAGCAAAAGTTCAAGCCGGATGTCATCATGGTTGACTATCTGAACATCTGTGCCAGTCAGCGCTATAAGAGCATTGAATCGTCGTATAGCTACGTCAAGGCTATTGCGGAAGAGGTTCGCGGACTGGCCGTGGAATTCGACGTGCCGATTTTCTCCGCGACTCAGGTGAACCGGGGTGGCTTCAACGATGTGGATGTGGATCTGACTGATACGTCCGAATCGTTCGGCCTTCCGTTCACGGCGGATTTCTTCTTCGCTCTGATCGAAACCGAAGAGTACAAGACGATGAAGAAACTGAAGGTCAAGGTTTTGAAGAATCGCTACGGTACCCTTGGCAATCCGTTCATCATCGGCGTGGACAAGGCCCGGATGATGCTCTTTGAAGCGGAAGACGAAGCGCAAGCCGACATCCATAACAGTGACGTATCCATCGCCAAGTATGAGCAAAAGAAGGCGACCTTGCGCATGAATCCCGAAGATGCCGAAACGGATTCTGAGCAAAAATTTCAAGCCCGGTTCACACGCGGAATGCAGATCATTTCCAAATTGACGGGCGGCAAGGATGATATGAAATGGTAGAGGGCACACTATGAGTTTCACCAGCGATTACATTCGCGTCTATCACAATGTCCTTCCCCTGAATCTCTGTCAGGATTTGATCGTCAAGTTTGACGACCATCCGGCAGTGATCGAAGGGGCACTCAACACAGAGCACGGAGAACACAAAGATGAGATCCGGCGCTGTACCGAACTGAACATCAGCCGTCAGGACGATCTGAAAAATCATCACGACGCACTAACAAAGATCGGGCAAGTCGCTCTGGCGAAGTACCAGTCAGACATCAAGCATGCGATCTTTCCGGCGCAATACGGCTTTGAAGCCTTCCGCATGAAAAAGTATGCGCCGGAACGCGGCGACCATTTTGCGCTGCATGTGGATGTGGCGGACTATGCCAGTGCGCGGCGGTTCTTGGCATTTTTCTGGTATCTCAACGACGTGGAGAAGGGTGGGGAGACGTATTTCCCGGATATGAACATTCAGGTGCGCCCGCGCGCGGGAAGTCTTTTGATGTTCCCGCCGCTGTGGTTATACCCGCATGTGGGACAGAAACCGATCAGCAACAACAAGTACATCGTGGGTAGCTACGCTCACTATCTATAGACGAAAGGAACGGGAATGATTACTCCCAAACTACTGTCCGACTTGCGGGCAATCATGGATCTGCTTAAGGAACAGGCGACCAAGTATGTCGGAGAGACGACCGGCAAGACGGCGTTTGGCCGGTTCATGTTGGCGCGGCTGGATACTCTGAATAGGATCGATGTGTACATCACCGCTGCGTCGCCGGGCGAATCTATCGGAGAGCTTCGTGATTCCATCGGTATGATCCGGGATGAGAAATTGGCGGAAATTGACGGCGATGAAACAGTCGAAACACTTGCCGTCTATATGACTGCCAAAGAGTTTTGGGACTACTTGGGTTAGGCAAAACATCAGGAGTTCCAAAGGGCGCTCGACAGAAATGTCGGGCGCTTTCTCTTTGTTAGGATATCTTTAGTGCAAGTTACAGCTTTCTATACACGCCGCTTGGTCGATCCGAAATCGGCGGCACACCTTCAACAATGGTTTGATGAGAATGCGATTCCGAACACGATTCCGCCGGATCAATTGCATTGTTCCGTCATCACTGCGACGGAAGAGATTCCGTCCTACCGGCCAGACCCGGTTCCGGTGCTGATCCGCCCGAAGGAATACCGGTTGACTTTCTTGAAGGAAGCGCTGGTTATCGCGTTTGATTCTCCGATGCTGAAGCGGGCGTGGGATCGGGCGGTACAGATGGGTGTGGGATTGAAGTATCCAAAATACGTGGGGCACGTGAGTGTGTCCTACTCCGTGCCCCTTGAGTTTGAATTGTCTGAAGTGAAACCACCGACGTTTCCGATTCGGTTGTTATCCGAAGAGTCCGCGCCGGTCACCCCGCTGTGGTTTAGTGCAAGCCCAACTTCTGAACCTGTAGCGGCGTGAGTGCCCATTTGGTATCCGTGTCTAGTTCGCCGTTGTTGCGGACCAGTTCGTGATACCACTTGCCCTTTTTGGTCTTGTAGGCATACATGCCTTTGTAGCCATGCGCCCGGTCTTTCTTGCCTAGTGCCGCTGCCCACTGTGATGTGGAGAAATACTTGTAGTCCGCGTATTCGTCGCCGTACTTCTTGAAGTGCTCATCGGCGTCGATGCCTTCAGACAAAGCATTTCCTTTCGGCTGGTAGGAGTTCGAGAAAGCCGAAATCGGCGACCGGCTACCGCGACCCTTGTTATAGTCGGACGGCCACGGCATGCGTTCATTCCACTTTGCGTCCTTTTCAGCCTTGCTCAGCGGCTTCTTTTCGACGGCCTTGAATCCTTTGTGGTCCGGGTTGGGTTGCGGTGTCACGATCCCGCCGATGCTTTTTGCATAGTGATTTGCGGCATTCTTGTCGGCAAATTCACGCGCTCCAACCCACACATGCTGTGGAGCTTCTTTCAGCTTCGCGGCGTTGGTCCATTCATCGACTTTCTGTTGCTTGGCGGCTGAGAACAGATCGATGTCCGGGTTGATAATGATGTCTTCCTTCTCACCGGAAGGTTCTGACAGTTCTTCTTCGTAGTCTTCGTTCACTTCCGCACAGCCACATGTGTCAGCGTCGCCGCCGCATACTTCACACACCGGCACGTTGTCGATCACTTCGCGGATTGACTTGAGAACGGCTTCGTCAACTTGCATGAGGTTCATGTTCTTTATTTATCGCCAGACATTGATATGCAAGAACATAGGCGACTCAACACCCCCACCCCTACCCCTCTAAAACCCGGTGCCTCTAAATAGCATTGGAGGTTTCCTCAAAGAGACATGTCTTGGACACTTACACAACCACCCAATTGGGTACCTGATGCAATCGCAACTGACCGTGGATGGGTTGATCCTGCCACTGGTGAGTTGATCGTTGCAATTCGCGGTCTGAACGTCAAGAACGCTGGCCCCGCTGTCGTAAAGGTTTCGCGCATCGGCAACATCACGAAGTATGGCCGGACGACGACGCTTTCGTTCCGTGTCAAGTTTAACGAAGTTGTCGTGGTCACGGGTACGCCGCGTATTCCGTTGACGATTGGTGCGAACAGCGGCCTGTTTGCGACTTACACGTCGGGCACCGGCACTTCGAGCTTGGTTTTCAGCTACGCCATCCAGAACGTTGATTCGGGTGCGATTTCGATTGCTAGCCCGATTGCCTTGAACGGCGGTACGATCAAAGATGCGACGGATACCGCTGCGACGTTGACCTTCACCCCGCCGAATACGGCTGGTATGACGGTAGACACCACCTTGCCGACTGCTAACGATTCAGCCGACATCACTCCGCTCAATTTTGTGACTGGCGATAACCTTGATGTGGTCGTCAATTTCAGTGAGCCGGTAGAAGTGACCGGTACGCCGCGCGTTGAATTGGATCTGGACGGCGCACAAGCATTTGCCAACTATGCTTCTGGTTCCGGCACCAGCGCATTGACTTTCCGTTACGTTGTCCAGTCGGCTGATTCGGTTGACGCCGGTACGTTCGACGTGGTGAACACGACGGGCAATGCGACCATCGATTTGAACGGCGGTACGATCAAGGACTTGGCTGGTAACTCGACCGGTACGCCGGACTTCACCATCCCGACCAACTTGGCGAACGTGACGTTGAATTCGACCGCCGCTCCGACCATTTCGAGCGTGACTTTCAATTCCGGCAACGGCCCGCACAGTTTGGCGAAGACCAGTGTTCTCAGCTTCACTGTGAATTTCAACAAGGATGTGGTCGTGACTGGTTCGCCACGCATGACTCTTTCGGTCAATGGCAACGCAAAGAACGCCACCTATGTGAGCGGATCTGGCTCGAAGGCATTGGTCTTCCAGTATGCTGTCGTGTCCGGTGACAATGCGACGGCTGGTCAGTTCACAGTGTCTAGCCCGTTGACGTTGAATGGTGGAACGATCAAGGACATCTATGGCACCAACGCCACGTTGACCTTCACCCCGCCCACCGTTTCGAGCGTCGTTATCAACAATACGGCCCCCGCCGCCCCGACTGTTGCATTCGTTCAGGGTGCTGGCAACTACAATACCGGTGATGTGTTCGAGTTCACGGCAACCTACGTCGGCAACATCGCCGTGGTTGGTTCGCCGCGCATTCCGTTTACGATCAATGGAGTTCAGCGCTATGCGATGTTCTCCAGCGTCGCTTCCAACATCCTAACCTTCTCCTACACGGTTCAGGCATCGGATGCGGCTACCAGTGGTCAGATCGTCCTGACTTCTCCCATCGATTTGAACGGTGGAACGATTAAGGACTTGGCGGATAACGTTGCTGTTGTAACGTTCACCCCGCCGTCGATGGCTGGCGTTGTGATTGACAACGTTGCTCCGACGATCAGCACGGTGACCGGCCCGTCCGGTGGTCCGAACTACAAGTTGGGCGATACATTGACACTGACGGCGACCTTCAGCGAAGCCGTGACGGTTACGGGCACCCCGCGCATTGCTATGGATGTGAACTTCACGACCAAGTATGCGACCTACGTTTCGGGCACTGGCACCACGACTTTGACGTTCACCTACACGGTTGCGTCGAACGACAATGCCAACTTGCCGGGAACGTTCGCTCTGATTTCGCCGATGCAGTTGAACGGTGGAACCATTGTAGATGCGGCTGGTAACCCGATCACGAACCTCAACTTCAACTTGCCGGACAATTCGGCGAAGCGGGTTGACGGTGTGGCACCGGCTTCCCCGGTTGTTACAATCAGCGGCGACACGTCCAATGCATTTGTCACTGGCAACGTGTTGACACTGACGGCGACCTTCAACGAAGCTGTTGTTGTGACCAACACGCCGCGCATCGCTGTGACCATCGGTGGCAACACCCGTCAGGCGAACTACGTTTCGGGTTCTGGAACCAATGCGTTGGTCTTCCAGTACACCATCGTGGGTGGCGACAGCGCAACGGCGGGCAACGTGACGACGGGTGCGGTGATCGACCTGAACACGACTGGAACGGTCAAGGACGTGGTTGGCAACAACGCAACGTTGACCTTCTTGCAGCCGAACTTCATCGTGACAAAGACCGTCAACTAAGGGTAATTTTCTCCCTCTTCAGGCCGGGCCTTCGGGTCCGGCCTTTTTCTTTTCAACAGTCTCGTTTCACGAAGAGTAAATATCGGTGTGAAACGGACAATCTACGAAGCCCCGACGTGTGACCCCAACCATGTCGTTACGCAATCTGATTTGAATGCTCTGGAACGGCATTTGGACCAAGTATGGAACAAGTTGGGGATAGATATTGCATTCACGCGGCATTTCTTGGACCGTGTGAACGATGCCCGGAACGGAAAACAGATCACGCTCTGTGAACTGGCCCGAATTTTTCTGGAGACATTCCGTCAACACGGCAAGAAATTGACCGGCATCAGCGCCCGCGAATGGGAAGCAGTGTTGTCGGACAAACTGACAAATGTGAACGTGCCGTTCGTTCTGAAGCATAACGGCAAAGAAGTGGAAATCGTGGCAAAGACAGTCATGCGGAAGCCGAACTTCCACACGCCTGATCCGAAGTTGGTGGTGGCACATTTCCGACAGGGAGAGAAGAAGATGTCAAAAACGTTGCGTGAGTGGACCGGTTTCGGTCTTCCTCAAAATGATCCTGTGGCCGGTGTCTACGCCGTCGATGATGTCGATGTCAACCCGTCCCAAATCGATGACCCGGAAGTGTTGACCATGCTGAATGGTTTCCTTGCGTCTCTGACCAAGAAGACCTTCATCAATCCGTACTATCCTGTCCAACAGGCGTTTTCTAAGCTGAGTGCGGTTGGCCTGTCTTTCCCGCTACGTGGGTTGGATTTGGGTGGTGATACGGGTGTTGTCCTTGTGCCGGTGTCTCATTTTGGTGGCCGTTTGGGGCGAAACCTTGATGGATCGTGGGCAGACAACGACGGTATTTCAGAGAAGATCCCCGGCGGCATCTTCCTCAAGATCACCTACACACAGTCCAATGGTGAGTTTGTAGTGAACATGCAATTGGTCCCGGCGGAAGATGGGATTCAGTTGGACCCGGACGCTGACGATGAAATGGAACTGGACACCACGGATATCGAAGAGGATGTGACGACCGGAACGTCAGATGCGACGACCGATGAGTATCCGTTCGACTCTGACTTCCAACCGACTCAAGACGGTGAGACTATCTTTGACGCCGTGAGCTTCGAATCTTTCGTTGCCAAGGGCCGGAAGATCGCGGAAGCGGCGAACAGCATCACTGTGAAGCCTTCGACGCGGAAAAAGGGCATGTATGATGTCATCGTCGGAAGCATTCCCCGGATCACCAAGCCGACCTTGAGGGGTGCCAATGGTTATGCAAGTCGCATCGCCAAGGAAAACCGCACATGACTTTCACCCCGCTCAAGGAAGATCAGTTGCAAGAAGCGGATGCGAAGGTAATCCTGAACATCCCCGGCGTTCCCTCGAACTATGCGACTTTGCCGCTTGGTCGGAAGATGGATCACCATGCAGCCATCAAGAAGTTCAAGGATGAAGCTAAGCGGACCCATTTCGGAGCGAAGGGCAAGCCAATCATGAAGGCGTTCGGTGAATTCAAGCGGCTAAACAATGTTAGCCAATGGTACTTCTTGGATCGCGGGCCGCAAGGGATGAAGGACGATTCCGTGGAGATTTGGTACAAGTAAGTTTCGCATGGACTTCGCTAACCTGACAAATGATAACGTGTTGCTCTACGCGATACGCGCCTATGACAACCCTTCGGCACACGGGTCGAAAGAGTTTGAAGAAGACTTCGAGCGCTTCAAGTATGTCAAACGACTCTTGAAGCGCTATGTCAAGAAAGGCGTTATCAAAGAGCGGCTGGTGCTGAATCACATCACGATTCTGTACAACGTTTTCGGGCTGGCATCTACGCGAATCTTGTTTCTGAAAATGGAGCCGGAACTGTATCCGGCTCTGAAGACTTTCTTGATCGCGATCAGTTTTATGCCGGATCTGGTGACGGGAATCAACGGGAAGACGATTCGGTCCAGCGACATTATGCCGGACCCGATTTTGGTGAATCTCATCCGAAACAGCACGCGGGCAATTGCAGCATGAGCATCATAGACACATGGATCGTATATCGCGTACTTCGAATCCTTTCAACGTCATGGGACGAAATGGATGCGTTCAAGTATGGGATCATCGACGCCAGTGGTCATGTGTTGCGAAAGCAAAAGGAACTTCGGAAGCCGGAAGAGAAAGCCGCTTACACGCTCTTGCATCGGCTGGTTTTCAATTTGAAGCGGATTCTGGAGAAGTTGCCATTCGGTAAAACCAAGCTGGCCCGGTACGCGACCGCGCTCTTCTTGTTGAAGGAACATGTGAATACTCGAAGGGGAAAATGGATGTTGGAAGAAGGATTCAAAACATTTCTGGCAAAGCATGCCAATGAAGCGGTGGTCATCAAGGAATCCGCGCCCGTTGGCCTTCCGGCTGGCCGGTACAAGATCCTGAACCACATGCTTGATACGGACTCCCGGATTGTCAAGGCTGGATCGATCATCAATGTCCGCAAACCGGTCAAGGGTCAGTTTGTGATGGGTGTGGAAGTGTTTCCGGTCATGACGACGACCGGACAAGAGTTGGCCGTCAGCCACGACGATATTGAGGCAGTGTGATGAAGACCTATCGACAATTCAAAGAAGAAATTGGAAACACCGCCGGTAGTGGTGCTATCGCCGGTATCGGTGTCGGGCCGCAAGGCGAACCCGGCGTGAACGTCAAAGACGATGAATTGCGGTCTAGTTCATTGGCGGCGAAGACTCCGGTCTGGCCGATGATGAAGCGCAAGAAACCGACCGGTCTGGATGAGGACGTGAAGCTGAATCCAGCCGAACTCAACATTCTGGATCTGTTTGTCACGGAAACCCTGTTCTTGAAAGGGGCAAACGTTGGGAAGGTGAAACGACGGATCAGCGGCGAACAGGTCAAATGGCGCGCACTCGAATCCTTGCTGGACAAAAAGATGATTGACCATCAGGTCAATACCAACCTTGGTGACGGTTACGCGGCAACCCCATTGGGGTTCGCGTATTGGAAGAAGAGCAAGCAACTCAAAGAGGATCTATTTGCCGGTGCTGAAGTGTTTGACGTGTCGCCGGAAGTGTTTTCGAACTGCCGTCTTGGAAAGCTACGCTACCACCGGTGGGCACGATACGTGGGCGACGACATGATCGGTCAAAAGATCCGCGCTTATGGCGTCGCCAATCCGAACAAGAGCATTGTGATCCGGGACAAACGTACCGGCGCAATGATGTTTCTACGTCACGCTACTCTTCCGTCGTTTGCGTCGTTCTGTTAGATCAGACCGCAATCTTTCAACAGATCAAGATCCTTGCCGGTGCTGGTTAGGAGCGCAATGTTCTTCTTTTCGATGGCGTCCAGCATCGCTAATCCAAGCTGGTCTTGGGGCACCATCTTCTGATAGATTTCCTCAAACGCTGCGAAGTCTTTGATGAAACAGTGACCGCCCGCGCCTCGACCGCTCTTGTGCATTGGGTCCAAGTGCGTCGCCCCCAAGCGGGGATCGGCGGCGATGGCTTCTTTGATCTGTTTCCAATCCAGCGTCAATGACTGAGAGAGATCGTACAGCACATTCGTGAATATCACTTTCAGATAGAGCAGACAGTTGCCCGCGTACTTGACCAGTTCGGCGGCGGAACTGTCCATGATCGTGTTGAATGGTGCTTTTGGCAACACGCTGAGCACCGCTTCCGCACGCTCTCGGTAGGCTTCAGTGTCCACGGGAATCCCGACGATGTTCCGCATGGGGTTGGCCGCGTCATATTTGGCCGTCGCTTCCACCAGAAATTCAGGCGAATGAAAGACGAAGAGATCCGGGAATCGGGCCTGAAGATCCTTGGTGGTGCCGGGGATCATCGTGGATTTGATGACAGCAGTGGTGCCGGGGCTAAGAAGTTTCAGGCATGCGGCGACGATGGAAGAGTCAAATCCTTCGGATGTCGTGGGTGTCGGCACTGCGATAAACACGATGTCGCATTCCTTGATGGCTTCTCGATTTGCGTTGTAGGGTGGTTCGAGTGCGTAGCGGGTGACCGGGAAGCCTCTGCTTTCAAGGTCGTCTGAGTAGTTTTTTCCAATCCAGCCTTGGCCGATGAAACCGATTTTGTGCATAGCTGAAGGTATCTATCATAAAGAGAGTCTTCAATGAGCCTTCTGACCGATATCCAATTTGCGGGCCGGGTGTCAGTCTACGTCCGTAACTTCAAGCAAAAAGGGGACTTCATCTGGAATTTCTCTTGTCCGATCTGTGGGGATTCCAAGAAGAAGCGGGGCAAGGCGCGCGGATATCTTTACCGGGTTGAAGACCGGCTGTTGTTCAAATGTCACAATTGTGAGTTGCCGCCCATGTCATTGGGCCGCTTCTTCCAACAGCTTGACGAAACCCTTTACAAAGAGTACATCGTCGCATCGGCCATAGAACGCAATAAGGGCCGCGCCGGGCGTCCGAAGAAGGATTGGAAGGAAGAGATCCGGGACATGGACTTCAGTCGTCCTGTGGTCGTTGTAGACCCCTTTGCGGGCCTTCCTACACTGGCGTCGCTCCCGGACGATCACCCGGCGAAGGCATACATCGTCAACCGTAAGATACCAAACTCGTTTCTCGATGTGTTGCTGTACGCCGAAGACTTCGCAGCGGTGGTGGACAAATGGAAGCCGAATGGCCCGGCGTTGGTTCACGAACCGCGCATCATCATTCCGTTTCGGAACCGAAAGCGGATCTTGGCGATTCAGGGTCGTAGTTTAGAGCCTGATGCCGCATTGCGGTACATCACGATCAAAGCGGATGATGACACACCCAAGATTTTCGGCTTGGATCGAATTGATCTGAACGCGGATCGAATCTATGTTCTCGAAGGACCGTTCGACAGCATGTTCTTACCGAATGCTCTGGCGATGGCGGGTGCTGATCTGCCGAAGATTCTTCCCAAGCACAAAACGATTGTGGTATATGACGACGAACCACACAATGCGGAAATCGTTGCCAAGATGGACGCGGCAATCCGATATGGATACCGGGTGTGCATCTGGCCGCGCCGCCAACAGAACACAAGACGTAAGGACATCAATCAGATGGTCTTGGACGGGCAGACACCAGAAGAGATCCGCCAGATCATCGAAGAAAACAGCTATTCCGGCACGGCGGCTAAGATGTGGCTGACTAAATGGAGAAGAGACGATTATGAACGACGAACTCAGCAAAATCGAAGCAAGCGAAACCGAATTGCCGGGAACTGAAGCGCTGGACGCGGATGGTCTGGAAGAATTTGAACTGACGCTGAACAATATGGACGGCGTGGAAGAATACGACACTCTTATGGAGAGTGAGTACGAAGAGCGGACCATTTACACGAAGGCCCGGAGTCTCGAAGAGGCGACAGAGAAATTCACGGAGTACTTCGACCGGCTGGTCGAAACGCACGGATACAATGGCGTGCGTCCGATGACGCTGTGGTTGTTCCATCGCATTCAAGACGGAACCCGAATTTAACCGCCCGGAGATCAGGGTATGTTGGATCTAGTGCAAGTACCTGATGAGTTGATCGCACAGATGACTATTCGCCAACGCGAAGAGTATCTGACCATCCTCGAACAGCAAAAGACACTGGTCGGACAGGCTATTTCTTTGCTCGAACGGATCGCGAACAATCGGGTGATAACACATACTCCCCGTCGTTGCCGACACAAATCCAAATATGAATCTACGCATTCTCAAGAAAGAGGCCACACTCGAAACAGGTGATCTGAGCCGGGTCCTGTTTCTACTCCCATCAGAAAATGAACCGACCGCTGAAGACCTTGCAATGTTGCAAGCTCTTTACTCCCGCGATCCAAGGCCAATCGACGCGGCTGTGAAGTTGCTGAAGACATCCAAGTCCGGCGACTTCATGAACAAGTTCTATGTCGGCTACGGACACGAATCCATCGCCGAACTTGGCGATGTCGTGATCGCCGTGGAGAACGTACCGATGCCGGTGGCAAAGCTGATTCAGCACTACCAGCTTTACAAGGGTCAGGAGTGCTCCACCCGGTACATCGACTTCAGCAATCAACCCTTCATCGCGCGCACGGGCGCGGGGAAGACATACCAAGAGAAGTTGCGGGCCTTCTATCTGAAGGCGTTAGAGCCGACGACCGAACACTTGATCGCCCGGTTTGGTATTGATCGCAACGACGCCAACGAAATGCGTGGCGCGAAAGCGGCGGCATTTGATGTGCTCCGGGGATTCCTGCCCAATGGTGCTGTCACCAATCTGGCGTGGAAGACCGATCTTCGCTACCTCAACAACCGTTTGCACGCGCTGAGTGACCACATCGAAGAGTTCCCGGAACTCAAAGTGGTCATCGACAAGATCCGCGCGCTTGCGATGGAAGCCTTCCCCAATTCAATCCGTGAACAGCGGAACGTGAATACCGATCCACTCGAATGGCCGTTCGGTGCGGGAATGTCGGAGTTTTGGATGTCTGATGTCAAGTACATCCCGTTGCGCCCTGTCAACGGAGAACAGCGCGGCATCATTGAATGGACTGATACCATTGACTTCGCTTCGTGGCGCGATTTGGCCCGGCACCGGAGCGTTTATCAGACTTTCCCGGTGATCGGCACCGACTATGGATTTGAATGGTGGTATCACGACCAGTTGCCGGAAAGTCTTCAAGATGAAGCCTATGCGTTGGTCCAAGAAGCTCATACCGTCAAAGACGATGTGTACGCCATTCCGATGGGATTCAAAGTCCCGTTCGTTGTGTCCGGCCCATTGGAGAAGTTCCGCTACATCATCCGGCTTCGTTCTGGTCTGACGGTACATCCGACGCTTCGCCACGCGATTTACTTTTTGGCGGGGCGGTTGACGGCACAATTCGGATTGACGTTCTCCCGTCTCAATAGCTTGACGTGGGTCGTCGGTGGTAAGCGCGGAACGCAAGACATCGTTCAGAAGGAAGAGACTCCGCGCAATCCCGTGCTGCTACAGGAGAACGAAAAATGAACGGAACCGGAACCGCAAAGACACTTGAAGCGGCGGTGGAGAACATCACGCCGCCCAAGGCCCGCGAATATCTCAAGCTGAACAAGCCCAACAATCGGAACATGAGCAACACGATTGTTCGTGGCTACCGGGCAGACATGCTCAGCTATAATTTCAAACTGACCGGCGAACCGATTCAGTTCGATGTGAATGGTGTTCTGGTCAATGGACAACACCGCATGGAAGCGCTGGCGGGAATCCCTGACGATACATTCTCGGTTCCCATGTTGGTCGTGCGGAATGTCCCGGAAGATGCTTTTCGCTACATGGACAATGGTCTACGCCGGTCCACGTCACAGGTCGCACAGATGGAAAACATTCCCTATGCGTCAATCGTGGCGTCGGTTGGTCGCATTCTCTACATCATGGAGAACTACGGCCCGCAATACCTGAAGGGCGGAAAGAACCCGACACGGATTCAGATCCTCGATTACGTGCGGAACAACTTCGAACTGATGCAACGTGCTTCGCAGATCGCGGACGGTTGCCGGGATCTGGTCATGCAGAGCGTCACCGGTGCGTGCTTCTGTCTCTTCTACAAACAGAGCGGACCTTCGGCGGAAACATTCTTCGAACGTTTGCGCACCGGCGTGAACCTGACGGAAACCGATCCCGTGTATCACCTTCGCCAGCGGTTGATTACCAATCGTGCCCGGCGCGGAAAGCTGGCACAGGTAGACCTCATGGCGCTGTTCATTCTGGCGTGGAAGGCTTTCTTGAATGGAAAGCCGATGCGTAAACTATACTGGAAAGAGGGAACAGAGTTCCCGATCCTCTAACTATGCGTTTACTCATCACATCACTACTTTTCGTCGCGTCGATGTTCGGCCAGACGAAAAACGATTTGTTCGTCATGGCCGGGTCCAGCTTCTTCAGACCCGGCCTTGCGGCGAAATCCTCTTTCAACATCGGATACGGCTACTTGCCGGACAAGTTGAAGGGCAACAAATTCATCAACGAACTCACGGTCGGCTACACCTATGAGAACTGTGGTTCCGGTTTCTGGCCCACGGGTAACGGTGGATGTCACACCCCGGCGGTGGGCGTCATGCGGAACTTCGACGTGCATCCGAAACTCACCATCTATGGGTGCAAGCCGGTACGACGGGCATCACAGGCGGAAAAGATGTGGCGTGGCGATTCTATTCTGGCTACAGCGCCGGAACGATATATAAGCTACCACACAACTATTCCATCTGGACGCAAGTGACTCTAAACAAAGTAGTTACGGCCCCGGTGTATCCGAACGTAATGACGGGATTGACGAAGAGTTGGTAGTGGTCTGATCTTCTAAATACCCGACAGCTTTTAAGATTCACTAGCTGTTCCAAACCGACAGAATCTCATTGGCGGGCGCGTCAGCATCGCTGCCTGACGCGCCATTTTTGTCGCCAAAAATACGTGGCGAAGGAAGGAGTAATGAACAAAGACTGGTCTAATCTTGCGAAAATTGTTTATCGCAGAACGTATGCCCGGCGTGATAACGGCGTTTTAGAGGGATGGAAGGATACGGTTGATCGTGTGATTGCCGGGAACACCCGACATGTCCCGGTGACAGAGCAAGAGAAGGAACGTTTGCGGTATTTCATGATGAACCGCAAAGCGATTCCGGCGGGACGTGGCCTATGGTTTTCCGGCGCACCGTCGCATGAACGAATTGGTGGTTGTGCTCTGAACAACTGCTACTACTTCAACACAGCCGATTGGAACAATTTCGTCATTGCCCAAGACATGTTGATGCTTGGCGGCGGTGTTGGGATGAGTGTGGAGAATCGATTCGTTTCGAAGTTGCCCAAGGTGAAGCGCGATGTGACCATCGTCCACAAGGGATCGAACGACGCGGACTTCATCGTGCCGGACTCCCGTGAAGGTTGGTGTGAACTCACCCGTCGTGTGCTCGAATCGTTTTTCGTGACTGGAAGATCCTTTTCGTATTCCACGGTCTGCATTCGTGGCTACGGTCAGCAGATCAAAGGTTTTGGTGGTGTGGCGTCTGGCCCGATTCCGTTGATTGCCTTTGTGGAAAAGCTGTGCAAGATCCTTCAGGAACGTGAAGGCAAGCACATCCGTCCTTTGGACGCGGCGGACATCATCTGTGTCACCGGCGAAATGGTCGTGGCTGGCAACGTCCGGCGCTCCGCGATCATCGTCCTTGGCGATCCCTATGACAAGGTGTATCTGGCCGCGAAGCGGTGGTCCCTTGGCAACATCCCGACGTACCGGGCATTCGCCAATTTCAGCGTCGTTGTAGACGACGTGGAAGACCTTCACCCGGCCTTCTGGAAGACCTATGAAGACGGAGAGCCGTTCGGCATCGTCAATCGCAGCAACATCCAGAAGTATGGCCGCATGGGTGAATTGAAGCCCGACACCGCTGAAGGTGTGAATCCTTGTGCGGAAGCGACGCTGGAATCTGGTGAGAACTGCAACCTTCAGGAAATTCCGTTGATGAATCTGGAAGACGAAGGAGAATTCATCGAAGCGGCCCGGCTCATGCATCGCTACGGCAAGCGTGTTGCGATGGAAACGTACCACCAGCCGACGATTCAATCCGTTGTTCATCGGAACATGCGCATCGGCACGGGCATCACTGGATGCTTGGCAAGCCCGCTGTTCAATCCGAAGACCTTGGATAAGGTGTATGCCGCGATCCAAGAAGAGAACATGCGGTATTCGAAGGAACTCAAGGTGCCGGAATCCATCCGCACCACCGTGGTGAAGCCTTCCGGTACGGTTAGCAAGTTGCTTGACCAGCACGGTTACGAAGGCATTCACCCGGCGTTCTCCCGGTACATCATTCAGCGTGTTCGTTTCGCGACTGACGATCCGTTGATCCCGATCCTCCGTGCTGCCAAGCACCAGATGGAACCGGTGATCCGGTTTGACGGCACCTACGACAACAACACAACGGTGGTGGATTTCTACGTGGAAGCACCGGAAGGCATGCCGGTCGCGGACGAAGATTGGGACACGTGGAAGCAATTGGATGTCGTCAAGATGGCCCAACAGCATTGGGCGGATCAGTCGGTGTCCGTAACGGTCTACTACAAGAAGGAAGAGATTCCCGAACTGAAGGCGTGGTTGGCTGAGAATCTTCAGTACATCAAGACCATCAGCTTCTTGTGTCATTCGGATCATGGTTTCAAGCAAGCCCCGAAAGAGAAGATCAGCAAGGAACAGTTCCAGCGCTTGTCTTCGCGGGTCAAACCTATCGATTTCGATCAGATCGCCGAAGGTGATCTGGAGTCACAAGAATGTGTGTCGGGTGCTTGCCCGATTCGCTAAACTGAAGAGCAATTCGTCAATGTGGCCGGGCCTTCGGGTCCGGCCTTTTTCTTGAACAACGGGGTTCCTGTAAATATCAACCGATGGCAGAATCGATCAGCATTTCCGTGGAGTTTGCTTCGTACAGCCGCACCAAGGACAACGAATATCTTGGCGAAGAAAAGTTCACGGGTACTCGTTTGACCCAACTGGCACACAGCATCGCGGCGCACATGCTCCCCCTCGAACGATTTCATTCCGGGGTCGAATTTGAGATCGTGTCCTACCATCGGCAAGACGTGTCTTTTGACTCCCGGTGCAAGCGGCAATTGGAAGGCATGACTGAAATTTTCCGGGTCCTTGTAGATCAAGTACTTAAGCGATAACAGCACTTGTATGTCAAAAAAATGCGGACGCCTAAACAGTGTCAGCATGAGTGACTTTCGGAAACTTAGCATCATTTGCCAATACTGCGAATCGACGTTTGTTCTTCGATTTGATGAAGCCTTTGACGGGCCGCAATTTTGCCCTTTTTGCGGAGAGCCATTGGACCTAGAAGATGATGACGATGAAGACCTAGAACCAGCGGATGAGGACGATGACGACTAAACCGCGTTACGTGGTCGGCATCGACTATTCGATGACTTGTCCGGCGGGTGTTTGCATCGATATGAGCGCGCCAGCCGATTTCGCGTCTACGAAGTTCATCTATGTGATGGACTCGAAGAAAAAGTCCCCGTTGAAAAATATCGAAGCGGTTCCGTACCCGGAGACGGATTCACAGGAAGCCCGGTTCGATTTCCTTGCACAAACTTTTGTTGGTTGGATTGACATGGAAACCGGCGGCGATGTTGAAGTGTGGTTGGAAGACTACGCCTTCAATGCGCGCGGAAAGGTGTTCCACATTGGTGAGAATACCGGTCTGTTGAAGCACTATCTGTGGACGAAGGGCATGAAATTTCATGTCATCGCGCCCACGGTTGCGAAGAAGCACGGAACCGGCAAAGGGACAGCCGACAAGCCCGCGATGTATGAGTCGTTTTCCAAGAGCATAAACATGGATTTGAAGAGCGTGTATGGGTCGAAAATGAAAGGTACGGGTAGTCCTTTCGCTGACCTTGCGGACGCCTACTTCATCGCACAGTATGGTGCGACCCAAGTTTTATGCCCAAAACCTTAATCGTTGCCGACATTCACGAAGACGCCATCTATCTTCAACAAGCCGAAGAGCGCGCCGCGCAAGCGGATGCGGTTGTGTGCCTTGGTGACTATTGGGATTCTTGGAATGGAGTGACCGAAGTCACTCATACGATCACCGAATGGGTCAAAAAGAAGTTGTACGACCCGAAGTGGACGTTGTTGTGGGGCAACCATGATCTGCACTATGCGT